CGCACCACCGGGGTGAACTTGCCGGGGGCGTAGGCGTACACCTCGTGGGTGATGCGCGGGCCATCGGGCAGCTCGTTCACGGGGTCGGGGGCATCGGCGCCGGGCCCGATTTCGACTAGGCTCACCTCAGACTCAATAGGCCGCATCCCCCAGGCCACACTAGCTACAAAAAACCGGCGGCCGGGTACATCATATGGGGTGTCGAGCGAGTCGAGTAGCCGGGGCGGGGCTTCGCAGCGCAAGGTGCCGGTTAGCAGGCGCGAGGACCCCGTACGCAGCGCTAGCCCATCGAGCACGTTGGCCTCGAATAAGGGCGTCGGCTTCAGGTCAATCTTGCGGGCCCAGCTTGTAGGCTGCGTGCCATCAGATAGGCCCACCCCGCGGCCAAAAGCGAAGAGATTGCCTCCAAATAGACCTGCTGAAAGCGGTGGGTCGGGGTGGTAGACCTTCAGCACTTCCGTAGGCCGGACGGTGCCGGCCGGGCCATCGGCGCGAAAATTATCTTCCCCTTCCCACGTAGCCTGCTGGGGGCGAAGCTGCACAGCTACGCTGCTGAGTAGCAGTTGGCCGCTGGCGATGGCCGTAGCTGGCAGCTCAAAGAACAAGGCAGGGTCCACGGTGGGGAAGCTGAAGGCAAAGGCTGGCGCTTTGTCTTGGCGGGCCACAAACAGGCGATAAGCGCCCGTACCGAAGTCGTAGCGTACGACCGTCCCCCTGTCGTAAGTACGGAAGGAAGAGGGGTTGATAAGCTCCGCCTTACTTAGCAACTCCGTGTCGGCGGCCCACCACGTGTACACCCGCAGCACCCCACCGCCGGCCGTGCTAGGCAGCGGCGGCAGCTTTGCCTCAAAGGTCACGTCCTTGGTAGCAGCGCTCGCCACCTGGGCTAATTCTGCCAACTGCTGGCCAGTGCTTTGCCCGTCAATAATCAGCTCGTAGGCCAAAATTGCCTTTGTGGCGGTTTCGGGGGAGATGACCTCGTTGTTATCCGCATCTTGGTAGTACTCCGTGGGCACGAGCTTGCCGCTGATAGTCAGGTAGGCGGGGACCGCTTCCGTGCCCGCCGCCAAGGGCAACAGAGGGCTTTCTAGGTAGCGGCCATCGGCCTGTGAGCTGTTGAGGCTGCGGGGCCAGATAGTCGTGTAGTCGCTGCCCTTGTCGCCAGCGCGGGTGAAGATGAGGGGGAAAGTAGAAACGGGGGCCGGGTGCCAGCCCGCTACTGGCCGAAGCTTACTGAAGTCCGGCAGCCAGGCGTACTTATCCGAAAACACCGCCCCGGCCGGGAAGGCATTTTTCAGCCAGTAGGCATCCGTTTGGCCCGTTAGCGACTTCCATCCCGCCCGTACCTGCTTGCGCTGGTTGGCCAGCACCCAGTGCAGCGGCCCAAGGGTTGGCGGCGTCACCGTAGCGAAGGGGGCGGGGGCAACTGGCAGCCCATTCGGGGTGCCAGCCGGCAGGTAGGCCCGGCCGGGGGCATCGGCTAGGGCTTCTAGTGCCGACCGAATCTGCCAAGTACCCCCACGCTGGCAGAGCGTGCCCCCCAGCGCTTGGGCCAGGGCGTCTACTGCCGTGCGCTGCGTCTCAGGCTCGTTTTTGCCCTCATCCCAATACCCAGTGCGGTTGGTAGTGGCCACTAGTTCTGGGGCGTCGTCGTCGGCCATCGTCGCGTCGCGGCGGTTGACAAAAATGCTGAGCGGCAACGTGATGCCGGTGCGACTCAAGCAGTGCAGGAGGTTGTGGAGGATAGGCCGATGCCCGTACAGGCGTTGGCCGACGTGACCCAAGAAATCCGTGTCTTTCAGCGTGGCCAGCCCATCGGTGGCCGTCATCTCAACCTGCACCAACCCATCAAGCAACGGCTCCGAGTAAACGTCCGGCTGCACGTAGCCGCGAAACTCCAGCTGCCCCGCCCGGTACACATCGCAGCGGCATTCGCGGTCATCGGAGAGCAGCACGTTCTCTAACGTGCCGGGTTCGATGAGCAGCGATAGCTCACAGGACGTGCCCACTACTGGCGGCACGTCGCCTTGCCCACCTAGCGAACTGCTGAGGCCGTCCGACTTGAGGACTACCGGGTTATCTCCGCCCCCAAAGAGGGTTTCTACCGGGCCCACGTAATCCCGTAACCACAATTCAAATCGCAGCGGGGTACCGTTCAAGTCGTCAAAGTCCAACTCCCACCGCAATGCGTACGGGCAGGTTAGCGTGACGGACACGGTGAGCGCATTTCCTAACCTGTCCGAAACCTGCACTGGGTACGTGCCGGCCGGCAACCCGTCAAAGCGGCCGGTTTCGTTGGACTGGCCTGCTACCGTGAACGTGAGCGGCTCAGCCGTGGCGTTCATTTCCACGATAAAGCCGCCCACACCCGTAGGGGTGTCGGGGTGAAACAGGATGAGGTTATCAAGTTCCAGCAGGCTCTTTTCGGTCGTATCCGTGTCGATGAAGTAGACATCTCCCTTGCCATCGCTGTACACCTGTCGCCAGGTTTTGCCACTGCTGCCGGGCAGTAAAAAGCCGTCTACGTACTGCCCGTAGGGCATTTGGTAGTCGTTGGGGGCAATCGCTTCCCGGGACGCGTAATACTTAACGTCCAGGTTGTTGAAGCGCCAGATTTTGAGCGGGTGTAGGCTCAGTAGCGTGGCCTGCCCAAGCAGCGCCCCCCGGGCCTTCCCTGTGCCCGCTGCGACGCGAATATCAAGCGGGGCCAGGTTGCCGCGGGCGTCCTTCACAAGCGCCACGTACTCCCCCTGGGGCATGTTGAAAAAGCGTACGGGGTAGTTTTCCGACGTGCTAACGCCGGTTTGCCGGTAGCCTGCTGAGCCCGTGCCGATGGTGCCCACGAGTGTGATTTGGTAGGGCGGCACCCCTAGGTGCCCCGTAAGGTCTACGGAGGCATCGGCGCTATCGGAGGCCTCCGTGAAAGGAGTGGTAGTATCGGCTTTGGCAGCCAGCGTAGAAACGCTAGCCCCGCCTAGGTTCTTGGTGTAGACGCTGCCGTTGCCGTTGTACAGAATCTGCTTTACTTTCCCCGGCTTGACTTCATAAGCAAAAACAAACTCATCAACCTTTAACTCAAAGTTTTCTGGCGTGGCACTAGCTACCTGTGTATAGTAAGGTTTACGAAGCACCGTGTCAAAATAAGCGCCTTCATTTATCCAGGGCAGGGGGTTGCCAGACGGGGTGGCTATTGCTCGGACGCGTAATTTAATATAGGCCATCTGATTCGTATTTGCTTACGCGAATATACGACGCAACGGCCTGTTATAGAGGGAATATAGCTAGTATTTCTGATGCGGAAACAAAACATTCTGTTGAGCCACTGAAAGCTTTTTTTGGTCTATATCGCAAGTGGCTGAATGTGGATATAATACTCTGCTCCCAATCAAAGACACGTACTGTATCATTGGATTTAAATTTTGCCAACACTTCGTATTGATAGCCAAGCAAGTCAATTCCTGTGCCCCTAAATCTCTTCTGTAAATTACAGGTTATCCCTACTTTGAAAAATTCTTCACTATCAGAGAAAACCCTTAGGAAGTACAGAACGGCAGTCTTGCCTGCCGCCCGTTTAATCCATTGCTGCTGCCGGGTTAATTCCCGCTCCCCCGACCCACACTGTGGGCAGCCGTGCCCATTTATATGATTAGATGGCTCTTGCTCGAACTCCCCATGCTGCCTGCATATTATCTTGACCTTTGGCCTACTACCATGGTATTCAACTCTGGAATAGTCGTACCTATCCCCAAACAATTCTGTAGCTTTGGCTATAAACTTCGCGTGAGCACCCCGCCGCACCCCTTTTAGCTTTGCTATTCCGCAAGATGGGCACCCCGCGCCCGAAAGGTGCCGCGCTGCCACCTGTCTAAAGATGCCGTGAGTAGGGCAGATTATAGATACTTTATGGCAAGAGCCCTTGTATTCAGCAAGCGAATAGTTGTAGCAGTTTTTATGTACCGTATTGGCCAGTCCGATAAAATCTTCCGTTGAATATGTGCGAGCAGCATGAATAGCTTTTACAATACTTAGCCCACACTGCTGGCAGCCTTTGCCGCGAAGATGATGCGATGCTTTTTGCTCAAATACACCGTGAGTCGGGCATTTTATTTTTAACGTCTTTTCGCAACCACAATATTCAGATTGCGAATAATCGTATTTATCCTGGTGAATACGGTTGGCCTCTTCAACAAAATCTTGCAGCGTTTTCTTAGGTGGCCCCATCTTAATGCGCCCACACTGGGGGCACCCGGCTCCTTGGAGGTGGTTTCTATAATTTTGCTTAAACTCTCCATGCGTGGGGCAGATAATACATACCCTATCCCACGCGGCCGCGTCTGCTATTTGCGAATAATCGTAGCGGCCCACACCGTGGACCGCTACTGCTTTCGCTATAAACTCTTCTTGGCTGAGCTTCTTAGGCATAACTAGTTTACGTAAATGCGCTGAAAACAAAACCCTTTCTGTATAGCCTCTTTAGCCCCTAGTGCAGTCATTACTAAGTCGCTGTGCGTGGCAGCTAGCTCCAAAGAAAGGGCCAAGCGGCGGGGCAGTGGCGGCGGCGTAACGGGGGTATGAAAGGGCAGGGCGGGGCCAGTAACCGACTTAACGCCGGTTGGGGTATGAAAAAGTAACATACACGGGTTGCCCGCGTGCCAGAAAGTGCCGTACATTTGGGCTGTGAATAGGGGGTTGTAGACTAACCTCAGATTCTTCTGGGCTATCCGGGTGCAACCGGGTAGCCCTTCTTTTTTGCCTGAGTGTCCCGCTTAGGACAACACAAAGATACATGTCTTTTACATGTATGCAAGTTGTTTGCAGGAAAATTTCATGTATATTTGTAGCATGAAATCACCCCCTACTCGCAAGCCGCAGATAACTGTAGCCCTAGAAGCCGAAGAAAAAGCCTTGATAGAAAAGGTGGCAGCAAAGCGAGGCGTAAGCGTTTCTGCGCTTATCAAGCTGTTGTCTTTTGACGAAGCTCGCCGCCTGGGAATCTCCTAGCTGCTATATTGGCGGGCATGAAGTACTGCCTAATCATTCTTGGCTTGTTTACGAGTCCAGTGTTCGCACAGCGAGCGCCGTCCCTTACCTCGCTGCCTGAGCAGCCCGAAGGCAGCGAGGGCGCCTCACTATTCAAACGGGCGAACGTACTTATAATCCATACAACTGACAGTACTTCTGTGGCTTATACAAAGATTGCTCGCATACTTTTAGCTGATGGCTACGCCATTGAGAAAGCTGACAAAGAGTTGGGTTATATTAATACCCAATACCGCACTACTGCGGTAAGCCGCGCCTTGCAAGCCGCTTTACGATTCACCATAGCCCCTGGCACTAGCGAGACAAGAATAGAACTGAGGGGCACTGGATTAATGCCTGGCTTCCCAACACTAGGCACGATGCGACTGGAGGCTAGGGGACAAGGGGGGAGTCCAATAAGCACTGCTTGGGCCGAAATGCAACGCGTGGCTACCTTATATCCAGGAGCCCAATTGAGTTATAAGCGTGAGCGTTAGTTCGTGCGCTGCACACGGTAGTCCTGTGTGCGGCCCACGGCCACCAAGTCCTGCCCTCGCAGCCTGAATTCAGCAATCACCTTAATTGTGGGGGTATTCGTGCTCGCTGCTGAGCTATTATAGTTGGTTTTAGGAGCTGAGGCGATAGAGCCACTGCCGGCGCTTTTGCCCAGATTAGAAGCGGCCGCACTAGCAATGCCGCCAATAGCCAGCAGGCCGATACCCGCGGCGATAGCCCCAATGCCCGAGAAAGTAGCTAAGCTGACTTTCAGCGCCTCGATGCCTAGTCCGCTAGCCAGCAAGATGCCTCCTAGTTCTGTAGCCAACTTCCCTACAGTTTGCAGTAGCGTTTGTAGCAGGGCATCCCCGATGCTTTGCGTGCCAGTAAGCGCATCCGAAAACGCCGACGAAATACCGCTAGCTAGGTCCATAATCGCCCCCTTTACCGCTGACGTGGCGCCTTGCGTGTCAATAGATTGTTGAGCCAACGTTTTATACTGCTCAACAATATCCTGAATAGCTGGGCTAGTAGGCAGCAGTCCGCTCTGCAATAGGTTCTGAATCTCGTCTTTTAGTGCTGATGCTTTAGCCCCGGCATCATCAAAGGCTCCGCCGAACAGTTGCGCATCCGAGCTAGCTAGGCTGAATGCCTGGCTGACCCGCAACGTTTCATCTGCCAGCGTCTTTTGAATATCCGACAGACCTCCAATAAGCGGGCTGACTTTGATGGGAATTTGCAGCTCAATCGGAACGGCACTCTTGGCATAATCCCCCAGCAGTCGCGCCACGTCCTGGGGCAGGGTGTCGCCCAGCGTTTTGGGCACGAGCGACTTGATGCTAGCCGGCTTCAGGTCTAGATTTGCACTGGCCTGTAGCTTGTCTAGCGCCTGCTGGGAGTTTACTACGTCGCTCACAAAGCCCTTAAAGGCTTTAGAGCCAGTGGAGACGCCCGCATCTACAAGCGTTTTAAGGCCCGTGGTAAGAGTGGCAATACGGCGCTCTAACACCTGAACCTGGCTGGGGGTGTCACCCAAGAGCCCGTCTAGCTTATTGAGGTTAGCTAGCTGCTCGCGGAGTTTGGCGATTGCATCGGCTGCTTTTTTGCTGGCTTTGTCTACGCCCTCAAGCTTTTTTATCTGCTCCTCGATAGCCTTGATTTGCGTCGTATCCACGCCTATGGCGGCTACCGTCGTTTCCTTTTCGCGCTGCTCTTTTAGCTCTTTTAGCTTGGCTCGTAGCGTTTCTAGCAGCCCCGCCGTGTGCGTTGCCTCCAGCCCTACGCTAGTGAGCGTGTCCACTAAGCTGGCATCCGCCTCGGCTACCTCGCGCACCGCCGCTGCTGCCTCCTTGCCTTTTACCGTAAAGCCAAGTAGGGCTGCCAGGGGGTCAACAAGCCCGAAAAGGGCACGCTTCCCCTGGTCAGCCGCCGCGGTTAAATCGCCACTGAGCAGGGCAGCAATTGCGCCAATGGTGCCGCTGGCTACATTGGCTATTGAGGTAAGCCCCACGGTAATATCGCGGAAAATGGCTTGCAACACCCCCGTGGCGGCAATTAGTCCGCCAAAGCTGCCGTCCCCTTGCGTGCTAAGCTCGCCAAAAGCCCCCGAAATAACGGCAACAGAATTGCTTATGGATTCGGCTAGGTTGCTGAATAGCTGCCCGCCCTCCCCGGCCGTGAAATAGGCAACAAGTCTATCCCAGTTGTTAATAATAAGCGACGCGGCGCCCGCGATGGCCACCACCCCAATACCGATGGGCCCTAGGGCGGCTGTGCTAGCTAGGCCCATTACCTCTAACCCCGCCACCACCGAGGGGATAGACGCTGCGATAGCCCCCAGCCCGAACACAATCGGCCCGGCCGCGGCAGCGACCGCTGCTGCACCCAGCACAAAGCGTTGTACCCCCGGCGAGAGGCTTGTAAAGTAGTCCGTTAACTTGGTAACAGCACTGCCTACACTCTCAAGAATGCCCTCTAGGTTGAAGGCCTTATTAATGGACTCTCCAATACGCGCCAAATCCTGCTGCCCGCCCTGCAAGGCGTTTTCCAGGGCGTTTGAAAAGCCGCCGGCCACGCGTGGGATTTTGGCCAACTCATCAGTGAGCGTAGCAACAAAATCAGTACTGCTCTTGCCCTGCTTTTCTAGCGACTTACTGATAGTCTCGCTGTCTACTGTACCATAGAGCTTCTGTAGGGCCTGCGACACAGCCGGGGCCGCCTCAATAATGGGCCGCAAGTCTTGGGCCAAGACCTTGCCCTTAGCCGAAAGCTGTCCCAGCTGCACCGTGACGCTATTAAGCTCCCCCGCCCCGCCGCCGGTCAAGGCGATAGCATTTGCGAATTCACGCAGAATCTTGGCCGATTGCTCCGCAGAGATGCCGACCGCACGCAGGCGAATATCGCCCTGCACAGCTTGCTCAAACCCGATGCCAGGGGCTTTGGCGATTTCCTGTAGCTCTTTCAACCGGGCCTGGGTAGCGCTCGCTGCCAGCCCAATGGCCTCTACGCCAGTGGCCCCTTGCCTGGCTACATCTTGTGAGGCTAGCGCATTGAGTCCGCGCGTAAGCCCGTCAACCTTGCCGTAAGAGGATAGGGCGGCGCCTGCCAGCAGGCCCAGCGGCAGCGTCACGTAGGTAGTCAGGCCGCTCCCAATACTTTTTAGTGACTCGCCTAGCCGCCCAATGCCTGCTTGGAGTGGACTAATGGCGCGGTCAAACGCTCCGAAAGAGCTTACGAGCCCTTGGTTGATAGTTTGCCCCGTGCGCGTGGCCGTGTCCGCCAAGCTGCCGAGGCTACCCCCCACATTACGGGCAGCCTCAGCAGCAAGGGTGGCAGCGGACACAAAGCGGCCGTTGGCTTCCCGCATCCGCCCCTGCGCATCGGTGTACCGTCCGGCCGCCGCATCGGCCGCCGCGGCTACTTTGCCCAGGTCGGCCTGCACCTGGTTCATGCCGGCCTCAAAGGCCGAGACATCGGCCCCAACGGCTACGTAGGCACTACCAATCTGTTCGGCCATAACTAGGCGGCTTTTTCAGCCAGTTTTTTAAAGTTTTCAGCCTCTAGGCGGGCACGCATTTGCTTAAGTGCATCTAGTGCTTCGGGTGCGGGGCCCTGGGGCCCGTCAATGGCAGGCAGGAAAAGAAAGTCTGATGGCTTTAGCGGCTTGTCTGCCAAAGCGTTGTATACAAGCGAGGCAGTTAGCCGGTGACCGGCTAATTCCTTTTGCCGGCGCGCCTCATACCCGTGCAAATAGAAGTCTACCTGCACCCAAGTAAGGTCTCGCGCCACATCGGGCGCGAGACCGATTCCTCCATGCAGTGTATCCCAGAGGTCAGCCCAGGTTAAACTGCTACCGCCATCCCCGTTGTGTCCAACGGGCTCAACGGGGTGGGGGCGTTTTTTGCGTCGCGCTCCTTCTGATAAGCAGCCTTCGCAGTGAACTGTGCGCTAAGCGTAGAGACAACGGGGGCAAGTGTGTCAGTGGCACTGTAGGTGGGCTCATCCATCCAGTCGCCGACTTCTGTAGCGGTAAAGCTTACTGGCTGCCCAGCTTTTTCAGCGCCCGCCCGCAAGGCGGAATAGAGAAAGTCACGTTGGGCGCCTAGCCCTAAGCCATTAATATCGCTGAACGTGGCGGCATACTGCGCTAGGGAAAGGCCTTGAAGGCGACAGAAAATATCGCCTTGGTTAGTGCCGACGTGAAACGGGCGGTCTTGGCCGCCAATAGGGATAGTATTCATGCGCTACACAACATCTGCGTAAGTAACCGGGCCAGTAACGGTGAAGGCTACCGATAGCGTAGCATCGGCCGTAGCTCCACCGCCTTCATCAAAGCTCTTGATATAGGCCGTGCCGCTCTTTTTAGTGCCGCCTACCGTAGAGGTGGTGAACGACCAATTGAAAATGGTGCGGTCCTCGAAATACTGCTCAATTGTTTTTGAAGTCACGTTGGCAGCAGCTTCGGCTGGAGTGGTGGCCACGCGCATCAGTGCATCGGCACTCAGAGTGTAGCTCTTTTGACCCGGCCGTGACTCCTTGGTCCCGAGGCTTGCTGTGCAAGTCGCATCTTTGTCCTCTACACTAGCGCCAAACTTTACAGTAGTCGCACAGCCGAAAACTGTGTCTTCCAGCTCTATCTGGAAATTAAAGCCATCTTCTACAATTAAGGCCATGATGTTAAAAGCTTACTGGTTGAAAATTAAGAAGGTAAAACGTGGTAAAAGCCCCGCAGAAACAGGTCGCAGCTTGTGGCGGCGGTGCCGATTTGGGCGGTAATGACTTTGTAGTAAATCGACGTGCCGGCCGGGACAGATTGGCTGTTGAGCACCTGCTGCACGTTCAGCCCGAGGGTCGTAGCGTTGGCCAGCGGCACAAGCGGGGAGATGTTGTTGTAGTCCGGCGCGTTGGTGCCGATGCTCAGGACCCCAGCCGTGGTGAGCGTGCCGGCCCCCTTGCTGCGCAGGCTCACGTAGCACTCACTGGGAATAAATACCTTGGTGGGCTGCCCCGCTTCAGCGGTGCGGGTGGTACCCAGTAGCACGCCCGTGGTGGATACCTGCGCTACGGTCACGCTAGCACTCACCCCGAACGTGGGCCCGCCGGCTTCCAACTGCCCAACGGTAGCCAGGTGGTTGCTGGCCGTGCCGGGGATGCCTACCTGCGGCGCTGTGAGGGCTACGGAGCCATCGGGCTTCAGATAAGTCCCCGCGGCGGCTTCGAGGGTACCGAGGCGGACAAGGATAGCGGCGATGGCCGATTGGTCGCTAATTTCCAGCGCAGCCAGTTCCTGTAGCGTGTCATAGGCCGGGCCCACCCCGCCCAAAATATCCGATTTAGCCTGCGAGATGGCGTTTACCACGTACTGCCGTAGGTTGGCATCGAGCAGGTACGCCCCGGCCTGGCTGAATGGGACTACCTGGCTGTTGCCGGTAATCGTGCTTACCAAGTCATCCGCCCCAAGGGCCCAGTTTACAAGTACGTGCATCAAGTCCGCGTGCTTGCCGGCAGCAATGGCCCCGACGAGGTTTGCGAAGATGGTGTTGTCAATCTGCGGGTGTAAATCAGAACGCGTCATGGCTACTTAAAGGCAGTTCCGTAAGAGGTGGTGGTTTCGTGCCCAGAGCGGGCAAATTCTTCCCGCAGGCTAGCCAGGGGTGGGGTATAAGTCAGGTCCCAGCGGTAACGCAGTAGCCGGCGGGTCGCCAGTAGCTCTCCGTCCAACTCGTTTAGTTGCGAGGCTAGTAGCAGTACCCCAGGGGCGCACCCCCACCCCTTGGGCAAGGGGAGGCGCTGCCCCCGCAGGCGCTCGTGAATCTGGCTCACAAGTGACTCTACTGGGACGCTACTCACTAAGTCCGTGGCGAACTGCGTAATCACATCCAGCAGCACCGTGCAGGAGTACCGTTGGCACCCCCGACTACCGCCAATGTCCGCATCGGTCGGTTGCTCGATGAGCACGTAGTGGGTAGGGATATTGTCCGGTAGGTGCTCGTAAGCGCGCACGGGCTGGCTGTCCCAAATCAGGGCCGGGCTAGCCAGGGCGGCGTATAGGGCGGGGAGCAGGACAGCCAGCGGGTTCATTTATTAAACCAAAAGGTGCGGCCAGGATTTATTTTGGCTAAATGCTTTAGGTATGCCTCGCACCACCAAGGACTGTATGCGAAAGCAAAGTGTATTCTTTTGCGCCTCATCTTAAAACAGCTTGGTTTTAGCTTTCAGTAGCGCCACAAAAGCAGCGCGGTTCTTTTCGTAGGCCGGAAAGAGAAAAGGCCGCGCCTTGATGTAGCGCGTACCAAATTCCATGAATACCCCGTAGGTCACCCCATCCAACACCATTGCCTTGAGCCCGTCCGGACTCAGTTCCGTGTGAATGGAGGCACGCAGGCGGCCGGTATCGACGGGCGCCAAAAGCTTGGCATCCGTCTCAATCAGCAGCGCCGTTTCGGCCACCGCTTCCTGCGCGCCCGCCCGAACACGCGGCACTAGCAGCTTTACCTTGCTCAGTAGCCCGTCGAACCCTTTTAGCTCGATGCTGACGCTACTGGCCACCGTTAATGCAGGTTAAAAGTTGATATTCCCGGTCCTCATCGGCCCGCACGCCTTGCACGTTCAGCGTTTTCGTATTCCACACCACCCGCTGCTTGGCAGTGGCACTAGCCAGGCGTCGAATGGTGATTTCGTAGCCCTCGGCATCCGCTACCTGCCCGAGTCGCAGCTTCTCACTCGTACTGAGCGGCCGAACGCGGGCCCATACCGTTTGCGAGGTGTCCGGCCCGCTTGGCACGAACCCGCCCCGCCCATCTGGAAGCGCAGTACTCGTAGTCAGCAGCGTAATGCGCTCCCGCAGCTGCCCAGCGGCTAGGCGGCCCATTAGAAAGCGAAGGCTAAAGGGTTGACCCGCGCCTCGGCTAGCGTGACGCGGAAATTCACGGGTAGTTCCGCAAACCGGCCCTCTCCCGTGGTTTCGCGGTTGCGGTACCACTCGCCTAACAGCTCGAGCATGGCGCGCTGGGCAACGTTAGCAAAGGCCAGGTCGGCCGGCACGTCGGCTACGACCGTGTAGCTCTGCTGCATGGCTTCTGCCCACGGTAGTTGCCGTTCAACGCTAATGCCCTTCTGATACTCAACAAGCCACTCGCTCAGGCTCTCTAGCTGGGCAAGGTCCGTGAAGAAGCCCGAGACGCTAACTGGCGTAGCGCCGGCCGGCAACTCGTAGGGTTCCCCGAGGCAGAAGGTGTACGCCAGGCGCTGTGGGGTGTAGTAGCGGCCGGTGTAGGCCTCTACCTTCTCCCGGGCGGCCGTGCGCAGCATCGCCACGTTTTCGAGGTCGGCTACTAGTTGCGGGTCGTACGTGCTTAGGTCGCCTTGCGGGGTAGCGGTGAAAGCAGCGAGCAAGGCTGAATTCACGTCCAACCGCACCCACGCGGCGGCCCGGGCTAAGCTGATGGGCTCGCTGGCAGCAGTGGGGGGCGTTTGGACGTGAATCGTGGGCATTACTTCGTTTCAGCAGGGCCGTCAGGCTTGGTTTTGCGATTCGTGGCAGCTTTGTCTTCCTTGAGCGAGTCCCGCGTAATCGGCTCAACTGGGGCGGGAGCTTCGTCAGGGGGCAGCACATCGGCGTCGGGGCCAGCCTCAACGGCCAGCCCTTTGCCGATATACTGCTTGCCCATGTCGTCAGACATGCTTACCGTCTGGCCAATGCGGCCCACCCCGTTCTGCGGGGTGAGCACGTCTTTTTTCAGCGTTACATTCATGGCTTAGGCCGAGAGGTCGGTTTTAGCGGTGGCGAAATTGCCGTACACGAAGGCGTCAGGGCGGTACACGCAGAAGGCGTGGCGCTCCTCTACCCGAATCGTGATGAGGTTGCGAACCACGTTGTCACGGTCTTGGTCGAACATCTCAATCGCCAGGCCTTGGCGCTGAAAAAGCTGGCACCCTAGTGCCATGTCGCCCGTCAGGAAGTTGCCCTTGAGCTGCGCCAGCGTCGATGTAGCGTAGGGAACGCTGCCAATAAAGCCGTCACGCATCTCGGGGAAGAGATAGCGGTTCTGGCTGTCTTTGGCGTGCAACATCAGGTACTCATCTACCGGATGAATCACGATGCCGGTAGGGAAGTACTCAGCCACTTGAGCTTGCAGCACCGCAGCGCCCAGCACATCGTAGTTGTTCGGGGCCGGGATAACGAGTGAGGGGTCAGCGGCGAACTGCGCAGCAATCGGGGCAAGGCCCTGCAATTGGCCATTGGTGCCCGAGCCGTAGATAACGTTTAGCTCCTTGATGAGCTGAAGCTTACGCGGGGCGCGGGCAGCGATATACCCCACGAGCGCCTGTGAGTCATCTAGCAACTGCTTAGCCACGCGCATGGTAGTGGCCAGCGTTTCCACGGGAGCCGTTACCTGGGCCAGCGAGAGGTCGTCTTCGGGCTTGAGTTGGCCTTCCTGCACATAGGCGCCATTGCTGTTATAGGCTGACTCTCGCAGGTAGATAATGGCGTTGCTCGTGGTGGGCGCAACCGGAATCATGTCCAGCAGCGTAGTCCGACGCAGGTTCGGCGCCACGATACCCGGCACGTAGTAGGGCTGGATGATAGTCCCGGGCGCCGTAGTACCCGTTACCATCGTGGCCTTTTGCCCAAGCGCCTGCGCCGATTTGATTTCGTTCAGCTCCAGCGTGGCGCGGCCCTTGCCTTTTGCTTTGAGGTTTTTAAAATCGTCGCTGCTTTCCAGGGCTTCGCGGAGCAGGTCCGTGGGCATCTTTTGCTCGGGCATCCAAGAGGCACCCCCTTTGCGGGCGAATTCAGCGGCCAGGTCGTCTACTGATTTCGAAAGGTCGGCGTACTGCGAAGTCAGCCCCTTCAGTTCGGCCATGTTTTCCTTGCCGATTTTTTCGCCGGCCTCAGCTTTCAGGTTGAGGGCGTCTACTTTGGCTTCCACGGCGCGGGCCGTGGAGTCGAGCTGGCTTTTCAGCTCTTCAAACTGCTTTTGCTCCATTGTGGGTTAAGCGGGTAAAAATGAGAAACTTGATTTAAAAGCCTCTACTATGCCGCTCGGCTCCACAGCTTCCAAAGTGGCTTTCATCGCACCCATGTCACCACCAAGGGCGGTCAGGGCGTTTTCCATCTGCGTCATCATCGTTTTCTGTGAGGCGGCGGTGGGCTCAACAGTGCCATCCATGTGCTTGGCGTGCAGCGCAATGGCCTTTTCAAGCCATCTCTTTGCCTTGGGCACATCGGGTTCGTCGGCTTTCTGCTGCTCGGCAGAGTCAATAATGAGCGGACGCGATTCAGTCGGCTTTGCAGGGGTGCTAGGGAGTGAAATCAGTCCTTTGTAGGCGGTTTCGAGGGCGTCTAGCTCATCGGCTAGCTTCGCCCCCAGGTTGTCGGAAATATGCCCGTGCCGCAGGGCGTGGGTAAGCTTGGCTTTGCGGTCGGCCACGCGGGCGAAGCCGGCCTGCTGGCTCTTAATTCCCACTAGGGGGGTGTCAGCATTAGCGCCCCAAGTCACACTCGATACCTCCCACAGCTTTACCTCCGTGAGGCGGCGAATGGGGTTATCGGGGTCGGTATTGTCCCACTCGGCTTTGATGGTGTTGTAGCCGATGGAGTGCTCGAATAGGTCTAGCTCATACAGGGCCAGCGCGTCGTTCGCCTCTTGGGTATCAGCCAGCACAGAGGTGCAGAGCAGGCCCTTTTGGTCTTCGACTAGCTCCGTGAACTTGCCGATGATGGAGTAGGGGCTGTGTTGCAGCAGGTGCTTGATGCGCGGCTGCACGGAGGCCGGGCCGTTTTCCTGAATCGACTTTTTAAAGGCGCCGGGCATGAGAATATCGCCGTCGCTGTCTTCGTTGCCGAAAGCCGAGCCGTAGAACTGCACGGTGCGGCCCGTGGTGTCGAGGTCCTTGAGTTGCAGAGCGAGGGCGCGGCTGAGTTTCATGTTTCAAAGCTCCTACCGCACCTACCCCCAGCCCGCATTTGTGCCGCCTGAGTGGTTTACAGGCCGTGCCGGGGGCGGCGGGTTGGGCTTTCAGGAAACGGCTGGGCACAAAAAAGCCCCGCCGAAGCGAGGCTAGTTGCAGTAGAGGCCTTCCAAAAAGAACTTCCAGACTATTCGGCCGGGGCCTATGCGCCCGCATAGCAGGCCGTGGGTATCGAGGCCGGGCAGGCGGGCCTTAGCGGGCTTGCGGCCGTAGCGAGTGAATTGAATGAGGCGCGGGGCCTGAATGGCTGGGCTAGGCATAGGGCTGCTTACGCTGCTCTCGCTCTTTTAGAAATGCTTTGACGCGAGTGCTGCGAACGCGCCACAAATAGATAAACAGAATCAAAAGGGGACTCACTATCGCCCCGATCAACCGAAAATGCCACCATGTGGTAAAGTCAAGATTCCAAATGTTCTCCATGATTGTAAGTTACAATATTTTACGGTATCCGATTGCGCATCTACAGTTGCACCTCATTCCCGCACTTAGCAGCGGGTCGCCTGGGTAGCGAGCTGGCTCCCCACCGATGCTAAAGAACCCGTTTTGCAGCGGCGCCCCCTGCCCGTTGGCCGCGGCGTGCTCCGGCCTGGTGCGCGGGCCAGGAGTCGCTATCCAAAATTTCTCCAACTTCAGCCCGGTTTCCTGTGCCCCAAGTAGACTGCCCACGTTCGAGGCGGCATTGAGTTCAGTACGCACAATTTTAACAGCCCGCTCCTTCGCCAGCCCCGCCACTTGGTCACGGAGCTTCTTTGCCGCCACCTGCACGCTGTCGCCGGCCGCCGCAGCCTCGTTGAGCACGTCGCGCACCACCTTGCGGGTGGTTTCGGTTATCGCCTTCACGGCCGCGGCTCCTTCGCCCGTAATGAAGTTGCGCAACCGCTGGCCCCACCTGGTTACCACGGCCGGCGGGGCCAGCGCCTTCACGGCGGGCGTGAGCCGGTCGTAGGTCAGCTGCGCCTCGACACTCCCGCAGGCTTCGTAGAGCGCCTGGAGCACCGCAGCTACTTCCTTGGTGCTCACGTAGGCGGCAGCTGTGGGGGCATCGGCGCCGGCTAGCACGGCCACGGCGGCGGGCTCAGCCGAGCGAATGAGGGCCCGGCGCAGCTTGCGGATGTAGGCGGGCTCTAGCTCGGCTAGGCGGTCTTGCTGGGCTTGGTAGAGTTCGGTGGTCATGCGTTGGGGGTCACCACTATGGGGTACTTGCGCCTGTCATCAACCCATTTTTGGGCAGCAGCAAGCGTTGCGAAGGCAGGCCTAGCTGGCGGCGATGGAATGCCTGGCAGAGCCGGACAGGAGCCAACGGCAATCCACTCGCTTTTATCTATCTCTTTCCGCCACCACAAAAAGCCCTTGCGCTTGATTCGAGGCCACAGCTTTTCAACTACAAAAGAGTTGTCGCCAACCTGTGAAATACGGTATAGGCTTCTAAGGGGTCCTAAATACATCACTTACGCGCCCTCCGGCACTGCCGGGGCAGAAGAAACTAGGGTGGCTGGGGCATTCACAATGCGATAGTCGTAAAAGTCGAAAGGGGAGCGCGCAGGCATTTTGGCCAACTCATCACGCAATCCTTGCAGCGCCTCTTTCTCCATGCGCGCCATCTCTGCTTGCCAATCTACTGGCTTTAGCGCCTCGGCGCGCTGTGCATGAGTCATTTCTGCCCATATTTCACGGGCCAATTCCAGATACTTAGCTTCCATCGCTACACAGTAGCCGGTGCCGCCGGCGCGGTCAAGGCATGACACAGCGAGGCAAAGCCAGGCGAGCGCAGCACCTCGGCAAACCCTACGCGGCGATGAGTATCCGCGTCGTAGTAGGTGCCGTCCAAAAAAGACACTGCAACAGTGCTGCCAAGCGGCTGCCTGGCCATAAACGAAGTGGCCTTAGCCTCAAGACGTGCCAGTTGGTCAGGCAAGGAGTCTGACACGCGCAGCAGTACAGGGCGGGTACGGCTGATGCCATCGGGGCGGCGGGCTTGCAGCTGGGCATAGCCATACAGCGCCCGCGGGCGTACTTCCGCGTCATACTCATTAGTAGCGAAAGGGACTAGTCGCATATTAGTTGGCGGCCGGTGCCGCCGGCGCGGGTGGGGTTGGGGCTAGAAATTGATAACCTTAACCGGCTTGCCTAGCTCGGCTGCCTGCTTAATGGCGTGAACGGTGCCAGTGCTGACCCCATCCCAAAATGCCACAGCGCTATCGGCAGCCTGCATAATCAGTCGGTTTCGGACTAGCGGCGCTCGTTTGCCGTGGCTAGCGTAGTCGGGCAAGAACAGCTTAACAGGTATGCCGTGCTCGTTGGCCCACCGCTGGGCTAGCGAATCGGCGCCCACGGCACCGCCGCTCACGATGCAGGTAATGGGGGCCTTAGCCGTTGCCAGCACCGCACATAGGCGGGCATAATCCGAGAACGAACGCGAGCCTACTACTGCCAGATTCATGTGCGAAATTTACAATATAAACATCTAAAATACAAATAATTATGCGATTAATTCACCACCTCCCTAGCCCCGGCGGCCGCATCGGCGCCGGCTGGCGTATCCATCAAATCTTGTAGCGTCACGTAGGTAGATGGGATGAGGTAGGGCGGGAAATCTTCGTCAACGGGCAGATTCATCCGGCGCATCTTATCCTGGTTCTTCATCCAGGGGCAGGCAAGAAGTGTAGTGACCAACTCCTTCAAATCCTCTTGCAGCTCAGGAATATGTGAGGTTTCAAAATTGATGTACACCTCATCGTTGTATTCCGCGCCTAGCCAGCTATTCAATTCGTCTTTGAATACGATTTCGTCGGGGATAACGCACCGGCTATACAGCGCCCGGCTGGCCTCCCCCATGTTGTTGAACGTGGTGCCCTTGGCGCCATTCAGCAACTGCCCTGGGAAGTGCCAGAGGTCGCAAAGCGCGTCTTTGTCGTAAGGGATAGCCGCTAGCATATCCAAGTCAACAGGTGTGAGGCCCATTTGCAGGTAGCCGAGTTCCCGGCTCACAATGGGAATCTGACCGCTGCGGCGACGGTCAGTGCCAAAGAAGCTGCCGAACCAATTTTGCACCCGAGTTGCCTGCTCGGGAGTCCACTGCTCGTTATCACCTGAGCCGCTGGGCTTGCTGTACACAATGCCCGCGGGCCCTTGGTTTTGGTACTGTCGGCCGCGGCTTTCTTTGCCAGACCGGGCCAGCGTCACATCGTCATTGCCCGCCGCAATAGGTGAAAGGCCCCGGTGCGGGTTGAGCGGGTTCCAGGTTTTAACGTGCAGAATCTCATCGGCCGGGTACTCTGTAACGCGGCCCGTAAGAATATCGGTGTGGCGGTAAGCCGTGGGTTTATCGAATTCTCCTAACCCAGTAGCCGGCAGCAAGTCCACCTGCCCGACCAAGCACCAAAGCTCAGCAGTCTTGCCCTTGCGGCTACCGGCCGCCGGGCGCACGCGACGCATAAAAAACTCCCCCTTCACCTTATAGGAGCCCATACACTGCCGTTTCAAGGCAGCCCACGTCTGCCGGGGATTCGGGCGGTAAAGAAGCGACGCTAGCGGGTGCGTGGCGGCCACCACTTTCGCTTGGTTATCAGCTTTATCTATCTCATACACATTCCAAGGAATAGTCGAGGCGGCATCCAAAATATAGGTGACGATGCTGAAAATAGTCCCGATAGAAGAATAGGCGTTAGCTTGCTCGTTATTGCCCATCCCCCACAGTCGGAAAGGCGCCGTGCCCACGTACTGCCCGCTATCGGGCAGGGTGCGGCCCAGGCCATCCGTAAGTAGCTTAAGGTCCATCTGCGTCGGCCGAATCGGAGCGAGTCCCAGGGCTTGCTTAGTGACTTCGAGAAAATTGCTCATAAGGCTAGAATACTTGTAGAGGGGCAGTAGTACTTTCGGTTAGGGCTAACTCAGTAATGCCCCACACCAAGGCATCAATGCGGTCGGGGCTTTTTTCGCCAGTGCCAGCGCTCCAGGTGGTCATTTGGCTTTCCAGCGTATCCAACCCCGCTTTGTGGCGAATGCGGCCCTGCTCGTAGAGCGCCACAACGGGTTCAGCGCGGGCAACCTTGCCGCGGCTGGCTCGCACGCCCCGGTAGCGGGCGGTCTTGTTGACTTGACGAATATTGACTTCTACCAAGTCGCCACCGTTGTTTACCTCGGCTACAAACGCATCGGCATTGTGATTTTTAAAGAAGTTGTTAGCCACTGTTGCCCACTGCAGCGGCGTGTAAACCCCGCTGCCATCCTCAAACACGTAGACGAGCCCTGACTTATGCCGAGCGAGTAGGATAATGCCGGTTTCGTCGCTGTCACCGTTGCTGGTTACGGCGGGGTCAATTGACACAATGACGCGGGTGAACTCCTCTGGGGGCGGCAAGTCGGCGGCCTGCACTCGAATGGGGTTGAGCATCGGCCAGGTCCACAGGGCGCCTTTTACGGCTTCATTTAGCTCCGCATTCAGCTCCTGCCGGCCCATGCTGGTGCCTTCGTAGATGCTAATTACGTTGAGCCTAAACGTCTCCGATAGGTTGCCTAGGTTGTCATAAGTAGTCCCCTTGGTAATGTAAACACGGCCAGGATTGGCCTTGGCATAGGCTAGCAGGTCAAATACGAGTTTTACAGGCTTTGGCGTACTTGCAATCACGATGCGCGGGTCATTCCCTAAGCGCAGCCCGAATAGCAGGTTAGACCACGTGGTGCCTCCGCCTTTCGTCGTATCCTTTTCGTCTACCATGCCCAAATGGGCATCTTCCCAAGCGGCCAGTTCATCGCACCATGCGCCGTGATGCTGCGGGCCCCGTAATTGCCGGGGCTTCTCTGAGGTATAGCACTTAAACTTAGCTCCATTCGACAGGTACAGTTCGCCCATTGAGCGATTCCACGCCTTATCAATAGTGCCGCCTCGCAGCTGGTGAGGCTTTAGCAGGGCAAGAAGACCCGATTCGCCCTCTACCATTGTATCGCGGGCGTCGGCGATTGTTGCTGCCACAAGCGCCCAGCGGCTGTTTGGTATAGCGATGGCCCACGCCTTGATAGTTTCGGCCGCCGTGCGGGTCTTACCCCATCCGCGGCCGGCATCAATCCACCACACAAACCAATCACCCAATGGCTGTAGCTGTTCAGGACGGGCTAGCGCACGCCACCGGCCAGCCTGCTCGCGCAGCAACGCCAAAAGCCGGCGCCTATCGGCCGGCTCTAGCGTGTCAAGGTAGGCATCGGTTAGACTGCCCCCGTCACTATTGACCAAGGAGGCGCTTGATTTCATCTTCTAATTGGTCATCGGTAAGGAGGTCTGCGGTATCTGCGGGCGCTACCTGCTCAATTTGCTGGCGCTCCACATAGCCCCTAGCTTTCCCCTTGGTCTTCAAGTAGAAAATCGTTGCTGCCACATCGGTGCCAATGTGTTTGGTGATGGGCACAATGATAGGATTGTCGGGGTCTTCTTTATTCATGAAAACCTTTACATCAGGCATCGTGTAGCCACGAATAACTTTGAGCAGCTGCGATTCGGCAAAATCAAGTGATATGTCATTTATTTCCCGCACATCAGCCGCATATTCAGTATCCTCCTTTAGCCAGTCATAGTGCGTCCGACGCCCGACGCCCGCCTTTTGGCAGGCGGTTTCAACAACGCCAAGCGTCGCAGTAAGCGCCACAAGCATATTCTTTTTTTGCTGTGCGGTATGTGCGGTATCTCTAGCCATTGCGCAGGCCTACTTGTATCGTGAAGAATGCCGTTGGGTACTTGCGGTCAAGTAGCTCTTGCACGTCGCTTTCAGCCTGCTGCAAGTCTTCGGGCGAAGTGAATGTGACAGTCATGGTCGGGCGTGCCTCTGCCTCTTCTTCCTCATAGCTGCCCCCATGCCCAGCACCCGATGCCTCATCATCCTCCAGTTCATCGGGTACCGCAAGCCAATCCTTAGGCAAGTCCAAGCCCCATTCTTGCAAAGGGAGGTCGCTCCATTCATTCGCCAACGCATTCCAGTCCCACTCACCAAACGACGCATTGTCTTTTATAACAAACTCCTGCTTCTGCGCCTCAGTAAGCCCAACGGCAACAAGTACTGGCACCTGAGTATAGTTGAGGTGCATCAACGCGTGTAGACGCATGTTGCCACCTAGCACCACCCCCTGTTCATCAACCACCAACGGGCGCAGTTGAAGCATTTCGGGGAATTCCTGAATCGACTGCACCAAGTGCGCAAACCGCTCGTCTTTTAGCAGGCGCGGGTTGTGCTTGTTGAGGTGAACCTCTTCGATGGGGCGGGTTTCTACTACCATACTCTCCAAAGCTACCCCAGCCCCTAAGCGGCTACGGCCCCACACGAAGCCAGTGGTTTACAGGCCGTGGGGGCAAGGCTCACACGCCGTGCAACTGGTAGTGCCCCGGGAAGCCTTGCACCTCTTGCCCTAACTTGAAATGCAGCAACGGCACGAAAGAGTTAGAAATAGCCCCAAACCCCGGCTCATGCCGTCCGGAGCGCTGAAAGTGCATCTTCGGGATGGCTGGGACGCGAATCAGGGCGCGGCCGCGCTCGGGCAAGCGGGTGCCCACGCCAGGCTTTGGGTTGGTGTCGAGGTACCAATCGCCCCCACGCTTACGCGGCACGACAAGGTGCACGTAACGGCCCCCGCTCAGGTTGGCCGCCCGCTGTAATTCCTTGCTGAGGATGCACATGCATTCGTTGCTTTCATTCAGGCTCACGGAGAGCAATGGGGCTAGTGCGGGCGGTGGGGCGGGCGCATACCCTGCCCGCACATCTTCCGTCCGGCTAATGGGCGTCACTGCCACCTCATAGCGGGAGTCGCCACCTAGTAGATTCTGGGGAGTGTGGGTCATGGGGGCTAATCAATTGAGACAGCCGCTTTTGCGGAGAGCGTGCCTGCCAGAATAGCCTTAAGCATCTCCACCTCATCGCTGCCATCCTGCATGAGTAAATGCACTTTCATTTCGCGCTCTTCGGTGAAAAACTCGCCAATAGCTTCCATGCCCAACTGGCCAGCGGTGGCAAAGTCGGCGGGGTCAGCTTCGACGGTAACTGGGAGTAGTACTAGCCACTTCATCTTGCTTTCTTCTTAGGTGGAGGGGGTGGGGTAGCCAGAATTATCGGCCATAAGCTGGCGAAACAGGCGGCGGCGTTCCGTTTTAGAGGGTATTTTTAACGCCGCTACAGCTCGCTCAGGGTTGACATTGATGTTCTGCAAAAACTCGCGGCGGCGGCTATCAAGCTCGCGGGCCTCGCCAACGGCCTTTGCCTGATTGCAGCTCGCGCACATCATTTGCAGGTTGGCTAACTCATTCGTGCCACCAAGGGAGCGGGCCAACTTGTGGTCGATAGTAAGATTTTCTTCGCTCCCACACGTCACGCACACCTGTGGGAGCTTGGATTTAACAACCAACTTTCGAGCGCGGCCTAATGACTTTCTCGTATGCAGCTTCATAGCTTCTCTAGCACCTTAGGTACTGGGTGGGGGTGAAAATTTGAAGTTGGTGCGGACTTGGCTGAATGATAGCCAGTGAGCGGGTTGGCCCAAAATGGCAGCACTGTCGGTTTTGTCAGTGGGCCGCACATCGAATTGCCGAAATCCCTTATGCATTCGCTCGGCATGAACGATGTGCTTGTCTTTGCTTGGCCAGGTGCCTTCTGGCTTGGGCCAGAGGTAGTGCCCTTGGGTTAGGTGTCGGGAGAGCATGGCGTAGGGGTGGCTAAATCAGTGAGGCGGCGCCGCTGGGACTGAGTGGGGGAGATAATGCTTCTCGAACGGCCCGGCGCAGGCCAGTTTTAGTAGTGGCCCATACCCGCCTAATGTCGTTGGTGCTTTGCTGAATTGTCCAACCCCCCACCTGGCAAGCATGGGCTGTTTTTACCTGCACGTCTTTGAATCGTAAGCGCTTCATGATTCTGTTGTTTTGGAGTGGGGAAGCAAGCCGCTGCATGGCATGGGTAAAGTATGGGCTTGCAGAATGCGAACTAACTCGGCTGACTGCTCGGGGGATAGCGGGTGAAGCTTCAGCAAGTAGAGCAGGCCGTCTAACAGACGGTCGTTCGCCGTGCTTGCTTTTTCAGCTAAGGCAAAACTGCCTGTTAGTAGGGAGAGCATGTCAAGGGTGGGAGTGTTCATGGCTGAATAGGGTGCTAGTTCATCAAAAGGCCCTCGATACCCAAGTCCAGAACCTCTTCGCCCTCAATGCGAAAGCGATGCTGCCAGCCCGTAATTAAGTGGGAGGCTGTCACGTGCAGGGTGTATTCGTTGCCGTTGCGCGTAATGCTGCTCAGCATGTCCTCTTCGTTCTCCTTCACATGGTGGGTTTCGAGGTAGCGCACGAGTAGGACTAGGTGGGCGAAAGTGATGTGCTTGTCTGCTCCGTCGTAGTTGAACATGGCTGTAAATCAGTGAGGCGGATAACCGTGCGCTGGGCTTGGTTGTCTGAGATGCGGACCTGGGTGTAAGCTCTTTCGGCAATCACTTGTGGGTTATCGTCGGGCAAAATGCCGCCTTCAACTAGGGCGTCAATCAGTAGCTTCCCGGTACTCACAAGGTTGTCGTAGTCCATTGCGGTGCCGACGCTGTAGCGGGTCAACTCCAGCCGAACCGGGCCGGACATCGGGATGGGATTGGCGGCTCGCAATACCCATTCGTAGCCAGTTAGCAGCTTGCGGCGGCGAGTCCAATGGGAGCGCAGCAGGCCACGGGGGCCATTATTGCCGGGCACTACCCCGGGGAACGTGATTTCCTGCCCCTGAGCGACGCGGGAGGCTTGCGGCGGCTCTGTGGTGCTGGCGACGGTCGTTCGTCGCTCCTGGGGCACGCCTTGGGGCTTCTTGACGGCCTTTGCTACATCTGCGCTAGTCCAATTCATTAGGTGGGGGCGGGAGTTTGCGAAAATGGGTGATGTCAGCGCGGGTATGTTCCATCCTGCCATGTAGCCCCCACACGCCGTCGCCGATGTAGAGGAATGTTCGGCGCAGGGTAATCAAGCCGGAGCCGTTTGGGGCGGGGGCAGCCACCAAATAGGGCGTAGCTAAATCCGGCTTATTGCCCGCCATCGTCAGCCACCCGGCGGCTCGCTGTTTCTCTAGGGAGAGGGCGCGGCGGGCTTCGGTGAGTTGGCGCTGTAGTTCGTCGCCTTCATCGAGCAGGCAGGTTACCCGCAGGTAGTTGGCCAGGCTGGCGAGGTTGGTGGGCAAGGCGCCGTAGAGCTTGTCACGCACTGACTGCCGCAGCGCCTGCATTTCTTCCAGCGAGCGGGCCGGCGCTGGCTCGGCTTCTTCTCGTAGGGGGGTGGCAGCCTGTTCAGCATTCAGGGGGCACTGCTTGCAGGGGGCAAAGCACCGAAGGCAGCGTTCACGTAGGGGGATGGGCAAATCGGTCATGACTTCTTGCTAGGCGGTGGGTTTTGATTTGTCTCAGCCTCGAATGCGCGGTCGCTGGCATCTTCTCGAAAGGTGAGCCAAACCCAGGCGTATTCCGCATTAATCAGCAGGTGTTGCCAGTAGGAACACTCATAATGTCGCGCCTTTTCGTAAGCCCACCACGGCAGTAGGCCAAACTTGAGGCAGTAGAAAATTGCGCGTAGACGTACCATAAGGCATTACTCAGCAGGGAGGTAACAGGGGCAATCAGCTTCGGGAAACTTCGAATTGCAAGGGCATTCAGCATTCCCCCAGCAGCCCCAGAACTCGGGGTCCTTGTGCGGATTCACGGGCTGCGAGGGGGAAAGCATGGCATTAAGCAAGGCTGACCCCGTCCGGCTTTCCCCCTTCTGGCAGCTACTACATTCTTGGAGGCAGGCCGAAACAGGCTGAATTTCACCCGATTTTATGCGGGCAACAGCACTCTCAACACTGGCATCGTAGTCGGCAGGCGAGGCAAACACGGCCGCGGGACCCGGCCCCCACCCGTCGCCAGCAGGCAGGGCGCCTTTGTAGGGGATGGGCGTGATGGGCCAGTCGATGCCAAGGTCAATGCATTTGAGCCGGCACCATTCGATTTCTGAGGGCAGGGCATCGCTTGCAAAGTCCTCCAACAGGCTCGTCACCTTGCTACGGGCCTCGGCTAGCTCTTTCTGCTGGGTGTCGAGGCGGGCCAGTAGGCTTAGGATGTTGGCGGGGGTGGCTAGGGCGCGGTAGGCCTGCCAGCGCGGGTCGCTCGCGCCATACTTGTGCGGAGTGCCATCAGGATAGAAGTGGGCCTGGGCGGCGGTGCGAAGGGCAGCGATTTCTTCCGTTTTCATATGCGTGAAGTTACGTAATATATGTGACAATTAAAAGTTTAACTAGCACGTTTCACTTTATTTTCTCGGGTCTCTGGTACTAGGGGGTGGGCTAGAAAGGCATCGGCGGCGGATTGAGCATCGGGCGGCGGTTCGGCATCGGGCGCACCCACAAGCAGCCAGTCGGGCGGCGGCGGGGCTTCTTGCGACGCAGTTTGGTGCCGGCGGGCGGGGCGGGGAAAGCCCAGATGCCGAGCTTGCGCAGGGCTACTTCAGTGGGCCAGAAGATTCTATTGAGTTCACGCATTGGCATGGCTGGCTGGGGGTGTTGACGTAGTGGGGGCGAGGGGGCTAGGAGCCAAATGCGGGCGCATCGGGCAGGTTATCATAGAGGCCGGGCACCTGGGAGGCAGGCAGGCCAGCGGCGGCGTTGTTGCCAGTAGCCAGGGCTAGCCGCATGGCGTGGTCTTCGGCCTTTTCACGCTCGCGGCGTTCCGACTCGATTTCCACGGCGTAAGTGTTAAAGTCCTTTTCGTCGCCTACAATCGCCTGCCCGATGCGGGAGAGGTAGAGCCTGGCGCGGCGCTGGTTAATGACTTCCTGCGCCACATTGGCAACGAACTGTTGGTCGGCTGCTTTGCCTGGCCGGTAGGCGTTGAAGGTTGCTAGCAGGTCGGCGTCCGTTAGAGCCTCTAGCTGGGCACGGGCGCCGAAATAATCAAACAGTGGGTGGTTAGCCAGTTCGGACTTGACTGGCTGCTTTTCTGCTTTCTTCCGCTCTTGGTGCGCCTTAAAGGCATCGTTCTCAATCTGAATCGCGCGGGCTGCCAAGTAAGCTTTACACCATTCATGCATGGTGGGCGGGTCGAATCGGTCGTAGGTCTTGTTCCAATTCTGCCGAACTCCCTCCCGTAGCACATATAGAAACTCGTCAAACTTCCAATCCCAATAGAGGCTCAGCAGGTCTTCGGCCAGGTAGCCCAACTGTAATTCGCTGATATTGCGCACTACGTTGAACTGGTTAGCCGTAAACGAGAGCGCGTTGGTAAGGGCACGGGTAGCGGCTACTGCTCCTTCTTCGGATTTAGTGAGGGCCGAAACTTGGGGCGCCTCCTGTGCCTTGGCCGGGGTAAGCCCCCGTTGTTTGTCCAGTATCGCCAGCTGTACCTCCTGGCTGCTGGAATCGCCGGCGCACAAGGAACTCAGCCACATCTGCGGCGGCGGCGGCGTTTGGCTTGGCGCCATTTGCTTGTTGGTTCTGGCGGGATGCATTGGCTTGAAGCTTTTGAAGGTCTAAGCAGTGCTGGGTGAACTTGTGCGGGGTGTTGTCGAACGTCAGGCCTTGCCAGCCTGGGTTTTGCTGGGCCTGCTCAAAAAGTCGAAGGCAGAAGGGCTCATCATAGCGGCCCAACTCGTTTAGCCGGGCCTGCACGGCGGGGGCTGTTAGGGGCTTGCAATCGGAGCGGGTTTGGCGGCGGGCCAGCCAGGCGGCGAACTCTTTCACGAAAGGGGTGGTAGCCCAGCCCGGCATTTGGTAGTCGGCGGCGTTGGCACTACCGGGCTGGGGCTTGTCCTTTTGGGCGCGTTTTTGTCCTTTTTGTCCGTTTTGTCCGTCCCCAACCCGTGTACCTACATCGGCCGCCCCCCCTGGTGTGCGAAGCTCCGGCTGGGGGCTTTCAGCAAGTGGGCCGGGCGGGATGGGGTCGCTGTAGAGTTCGGCGGCGTAGTTGTCAATTTCAAACTGCAACCCCTCTATTTTTTTTTGAGAGTCCGCCAGCGCGGCGCTAGCCGCCGCTACGTCTGCTTGTAGTTGGGTTTTCTCACTTTCTAATTTCCCTACTTTCTCCTTTTCCTTCTTTAATACTTCTTTTAATGTCACCACTTGAGTTAGCAGTACATCATCAGTAGGATTGTCGGTAGAGTTGGCAGTAGATAGGCAGTAGGATTGCCAGTAGGTCAGCAGTACATCATCAGTAGGATTGCGAAAAGTGAGTTCTACAACGGGCACTTTGTAGCGATTAGCCCCTGGCGTGTAGAGAATAAACCCCCACTCGGCAAGGCTTTTTAGAGCAGTATCATAGGTAGCCCACGAGCCGATGCCACTACCGTGCATCCCGGCCTCATAAGCCAGGTTGAAGCGGGGCGCGTTGCCCCGGCGCCGGCAGTAGCCCAGTAGGAAGTAGTACAGGCTGCGGTGCTGGGGCTTAGCGGCGGGCTCGCTGTTGCAGAACGCCTCAAAGGCATCCTGCAACTGATAAATGGGGAAGGGCTTATTGGGCTCCATCAGCGAATAGATTAGCTAGGCCAGCCTTTCGGCGGCGGGTGGCGGCGGCGTTGGTCGCGTGGTGTTTCGCGTCGTATTGCAGGTGGCACTTGCTACACCACCCCCGTAGGTTCTCGGGCGCGCAGTTCTCGGGCGTGTGGTCCAAATGCGCTACCGACATGGTGTTGCGGTGCGTGTCGAAGGGCTCGCCAGGGCGGCGGCATTGCTTGCCGCACGCCTGGCACTTCCAATCGCAACCGTTTTTGATTTCCAGCGCGATTTCTTTCCAGTTAGCTGGGTAGCGCGCCTTTTCTTCCTTCCTCACTGGCACGGCTTCCCTCCTTTCTCCCTGCTAGCGTCACGTATCGCAGTTAGCACGTAGGCCCGACAGATAGCCAGTTCGGCGCTAGCGCCTTCGGCAAGGGGGTGGTAGTCGTCAAGGTCTCGGTAATCACCAAATACAGCCCACCTATTCCCTAACCCTATGCATTGCACATCTTCTTGAATAATCCAGCCCTTGCCAAGTAGTAGGCGCCACGCAGAATCTATCTGCGTGGAATAATGAGGCACGAAATACTTCGCTGGGTCTAGCCCGACATGATGCTGAAAAACGAGCGCATCTAACTCTTTGCCAGCTGGTAGGCAAAGGATTTCTTCACGAGTCTGGCTCACGGCTTACCTCCTTCTTCTGTAGTAGGACCCGACACCGATTTGGGGATGAAATCAATGCCTTCTAGGAGGGGGCGGCCGTTTACTGGGAGGGCGAAGTGCTGGGAGCGCAGGTAGTCGATTGCTTCGGCCGGGTGCCTTACCGTGATTTCTTCATGATTAGCCTGGGCTAAAAGGTCTGAAAGCCACCAATCCCAATCAGGCTGCAAGTCGAGCTGATATACCAACTCATCATCAATGTGAGCCAATACGGTTATGCCCTTGGTAAATGGCAGCTTGCAGGTCTCATAAGTATATTCTTCATCCGAGCCGCCTATCAGAATTTTTGCCACCTCCACTGCCGGCACTGTTCCATCAGGAAGGGGCTCACATAATTGGGGGAAGGGGCGCAAAACCGGCAGGCACCACGTTACAAGCAGGATGCCTACTGGCTGATTATCTCGTACAAGGTCAACAGTGGGCACTATCCGAGGCGGCGAATACCGCCAAGAATGCCCCAGGCATGACATCGTGGCGCGCTTCTTTTTGTTACCGCTTTCCCATTCCACCTCAATCCCATAAGGCAGATAAGGGGCTAAAATTTGGAGGGTCGTGCCCTGCTGTTGTGGGGTCTGGCTCATGGGGTGGGGGCTTTTTCTGTAGTGGGGGCCGACAATTTTTCAGCTGCCAGCAAGGCGCGCACTCGCTCTATTTCTTCAGCGGTGTGCGGAGTGCCACCCGCGTTCATTTCTAAGTACCACTGCAATACCTCGGCGCGGGTTTGTAGGCAGTTGACGTTGATTCGCACATCGTGGAATAGCCGCAATGGCCCCTCAAACTGACTGTACAGGTGGCCGTAAGCTGGTATCTCATCCTGCACAAAGCGGAGGATGGCAGTCAGCCGCTGCAAGCCGTCTACAATCACGAAATCGTTGTACTCGGTCGTGCGGCGGGCCTGCCAGTCGGGCTTATTGAAGTAAAGCACAAGCCCCGACTGCCCCCCGCGCAGCACGTACTCGATGTAGGCGATTTGCTGGGCCTGGGTCCAGACGTGGCCGCGCTGGAAATCTGGGTTCAGTTGCAGCCCGCCTTCTGCCTCAGTCTGCCAAGTGGCCATCAACTTGGGTAGCGACTTGAGACTGTAATTGCACTCCCAGCTCCCGCTACGAATGCGTTGGGGTATATCAGCGAAATTCATGGGGTGGGTTGTTTGTCTAGGGTGGGGGCCGGGCGTTTTACAGTCTCATGCATGGGTGAGCGAGCTATTGGTTAATGTGACAGCCAGGGCAAAGCCGCGCGGCGATTCAGAGCGAAGCCGTGCGCGATTAGGTCCAGGTGCCAGTAAATGCATTTTGGAGCCCAGCAGGGGCACAACTTCTTTCTTCTCAGGCATCACGAAGCCACCGCCGGTCCATAGGTTGGTGCGCTTGGTGTAGGCCTCTTCGATGCGCTCAGCAGCAGGCAGATACCCCGCGTACTCGCACGGGTCAAAGTCATAGTCCGGCTTCCGCCAGTGCGTAGAAAGCGCCCCGTTCGGATTCTCGATGTAGTAGGGGCAGTTCAGCGACTCACATAGGTCAGCCGCCACAGCCACAAGCTTTATTGCATCAGCTAGGCGGTGCAGCCCTTTCTCTTTCCACCACCGCGCGCCGCTTTTTGTCAGGTCGGTACACGGCGGCATGGCAGCAGCGAAGCTGAAAACCACATCGGCCGGGGGCTGCCAATTCAGCAGGTCGTGCCCAATGCGGATAATATTGCCCTCGCGGCTTTCGCCAGCTGGGTGGTCTATATCCACGCAGTAGCACAGGTAGCCGGCAGCAGCCCAAGGCCCAGCTGTGCGGGTGCTGTGCTCGAACAAAAACAGAGCGGCCGGCTGCATTAGTAGTTGCCGAACTCTTGGGTGCCGTCAATCCAGATTTCGCGCAGCTGGCCCGTAAAGCGCAGGCCGTTGTAGCGACTGCCAGCTTTGTAGGCTTCGCGGCGGTCAGCGGCTTCTACCGTGAAGGTGTGGGCATCATCAGCCAGCGGCTCGTAGGGTAGGCGTGCCTTCCCCTTCAGTTGGTCGAGGGCAATCAGCTCTTTAATCTGGGGGCTGTTGTTGTCGGTAATGCGCTTAACGGTTACAGAGAAAATTGCCATGATGCAGGAAATGACAGTGCCCCGCCCACCATGCCCCCACAGGCACAGCAAACGAGGCTGTCAAATAGGGCTGTTGCCCTGGGTAAGACGGTGCGGGCTGTGTGGGCAGCCGATGGGTTGCGTGCTTGCTACCCTTTGCGTATGACAAATATACTTACCGTATACCAAAATAGATTCAGTAAGTAAGAAATTATTTTGCGCGTACTTTTGCGGCATGGCCGGACGCCCCAAATCAGCAGCACCCAAACTCCCTTTCCCTGTGCGCCTACGCGATGAACTGCGCGCTAAATTCCTAGTTATATCGGACCGGGAACGGCGCCGGCCAGCGGAGTTAGGCAGCTTAGTCCTAGAGGATTATATCACTGCCTACGAGGCCAAAAACGGCGAAATCAAGCTGCCCGAAAAGCCGGCGGCTGGCACACTAGACTAAAGAGAGCGGGCCGCCGGGTGGGTTTTTCAGCAGGAAGAAGGCCAGCGCGGCGGGGTCTATCAAGCCCATGCGTCGCAAGCTTTCTGCGTAGGCGGCTGGAAATCGCTCTGCAAAGGCCCGCTTACTATTCTCCCAGCAGGTATGACAGCCACAGTGCTTGCCGAATTGCAGCCAGTTGAGCGGGTTATTTCGGTGCTCGGGATAGCGGCCCTGGCTCAAAATATGCGAGTGCTCCACATGGCCCGCTACCCCGCACGCGCTGCAATAGGCTTGCTCGGCATCATCGGCCGCGGCGTAGGCTTTGCTTTGGGCTGCTTTCGCCCGGCGCCGGTTGCGGCTCTCCTTGCACAGGCCCGACGCGCGGGGCTTGAAAGTCGAGTTAAACGACTGCTGGGTGCGCTTCATCGCTAGGCAGCTTTACAGTAAGTGAAGGCGCGGGGCGGAGCTTTCGGGCGCCCCCGCCAGAGTGGGGACCACCGATGTTGATAATGCCGGGAGAGGCGCAAGAGGCCGGCGCCGCGGTTGATGCGGGGGCTAGTCATGGCCGGTACTGCCGAAGCCCCCGGCGCGCTCTATGTGGAATTCAGGCAGCAAATCGGGTACCGTTACGAAGCGGGCCACCACGGCCTGAGCTATGCGCTTACCTGGCTGTATGGTGTAGGGCTGGTCGCTAAGGTTGACAAGTAGCACCTTCACCTCATCCTTGTAGTCAGGGTCAACCGTACCGGGGGCGTTGATAACCGTAATACCGTGGTCACGAGCCAGCCCCGAACGGGGGCGCACCTGCACTTCATGGCCGGGCGGCAACTCGCAGTAGATGCCGGTTGGGATGGATGCCTGCTGCAAGGGATGCAGGGTCAAGGGCGCCCGCAATTCAGCCCTGAGGTCGAAGCCGGCTGACTGACTAGTGGCGTAACGTGGCTCTTTAAAGCTGCCTACGTACGTGATTTTGGGGCGGTTGATAGTGGCCATTAGGCTGCTTTAGGTAGTGCCTTGAGGCGGTTGATTTCTAATTGCAGGCGCTGTCGGGCGCTCTTGGCTTTGCTGTAGCCGGGGCTGGCTTGGTCGGGATGGCGCATCACCATTTTTAGCCCCTGCTCTAGCTGTGACAAATCATAGCCTGGCAGGTAGGCGTCTGCCCAGCGGTTGGTGGCGCGGGTAATTTCTGGGGCAATGGCTATTACCGGCCGGCCAGCACCGCGCATGTTGGACGTGACACCGGCCCCGAGTGGCAGCTTCACATCACGAAGGGTTTTTGCTTTCATGCTTTTCGAGTTGACTGATAGGAAGAAGTAGGCGGGGGTATAAGTCCTGGCGGTGCAGCATCGTGGCTGGCGGGGGCTCGGTGCGGGCAGTCTCACTCTTGAGGAAGGCCACCCAGGCGAATTGTGGAGCGTCTCCGATGCCGACAAGCCGCCCGATGTGACCGTGGCCGCGCTTGCTGGGGCGGTTGACCCGTACTGCATCGTGGGTGGTGAGGCTACTCACTGACTACCTCCTTCCCAATCAGGCGACGGCGGGGGTGCTCTCCTCGAAGCAAGAAGCCCAGCAGCGCTGGCAGCCACAGTAGTAGGGCCAGCAACAGGCACACGAAGTGCATGAGGGCGGCGAACGAAAAGAGCTTGCTCATAGCTGGGCGGGCCCTTTCTTGGTAGTGGGGGAGGTGGCCGGGATGGGCAGGGTATCCACTTCAGGTATTTCGGGCGGCTCAGGAATATAAAGCCAGTAGTGAACCGTGTAGAAGTTCATATCCTGCCCGCTAGCGCGGCCCGCGTTAATCCATTGCTCGCCAGTCCAGTAAGCGGAAGTGCGATGCATTTTCTCAGGTTCGCCAGGGCAGGTAAAAGCAATATCAACCACTTGGTAATGTTGCGGCTCGCTCTGCCCAACAAGCATTTGAATCCAGCCGCCCACCCCACCTTCTTCTACTATAGCGGGGGCGGCCATCTTTTCGAGGATGGGTAGCATAGCTGCGCGGGCAGCGTGGTCGGCTGGGCCAGTTTCATCCAGCAAGCCGGCTTCCCGCAGCGCATAGCTCAAATCGCGCGCAACCTCCTTAATTTTTGTCGGCCCACCTTCTAAGGAAGAAAGGGAGCGGTTGGCGGGCTCTGGCGTGCGCTGCTGACAGGAACGCAGTACATCCATCACGCGAGATGTTGCATCGGGTAGGTCAGTAGACCAAGAAAGCTGCTGCTCAATATCATTGCTCAGGTCAATCAGCACCTCTTTATCGCATACAGCTATCTGCGGCCCTGCTTCTACTGTAGCTAGGAGGGTGGGGGTGGCGGCAGAAAATTTGGGCGTGGGATTGAGCGACTGGCCAAAGGCATTTATCGCATCTTGCAGTTTATCAGTCATAACGTTGAAATGAAAATGATTGTGATTGTAGCCTCCCCTCTGTGTCTTCCTAAGTAGAGAGGAGGCCAGGTGAGGCTATTTTGGGGTGTTAGCAAAGAGATTTTCAAACTCGACGCCACAGGCGCAGGAGCGTACCTCTTCTTCATCCTTCACCCGCCTAAACTTTTTGCGACGCACTATCTCACGCAAGGCACCGATACTGAGTGCGTTGTGATTAAAGAAGAAGGGGCCGGTCTTCTTGGCCGGCAGACCTGATAGGGTGTCGAGCAATGGCAGGGCTGCCATCTTGCTCGTTTTGCGGCGGTCGGCATCGCTCGGGGCAACGTGGCCATATTTGCGCTCCATTTCAGCCCACCACACGCCTAGCTCGGGGCGCTCTTCCAGCAGGGTTAAGTTCTTGTCGTGGCCTTTCTTCCAGCACAAATCACAATTGCCTTCGTAGTCTTTTAACCCCAGGTCAAAGGGCTGCTCACGCCAGAATTGGCGTACCTGTTGCTTGGTCACGCCCCACTCGATGAGCGGATACCACCATTCGCCTTCGCGATGGGCTTCATCGGCTCGTATCCCCAAGGCCATCTGGAAGGGCCGGCCGGCAAACGTGTCGCGTATCCATGCCCCAATGGGCTGGGTTTTCAACTCACGCGAGCAGTGCGGGAAGGAATTGTTCGGGATGCCGTATTTGGCGATAGCTGCCTCGAATGGTTCGCCGTTGCGGCTAGCGGTGGCGTAGTCCACTACTTTATAAGTGGTGGCGATGCCCTTTTGCTGGGTAACCACTGCCTCTACCCACGTCACAGGCACGCCAAATCGTTCGCTGCACGCCTGCACGAAGTCGAGCGTTTCGGGCCGTTCCTTGCCTGTGTTGGCGAACACCACCTGGAGGTCGGCTTCGGGGTAATTATCGAGCAGCAGGCGCAGCATATAAGCTGAGGTGCGGCCACCTGAAAACGAAACGATGATTGGTAACATGGTGGTGCTTCCTAAGTAGAGGGGAGGGGGCTAGGCGGCGAGCGGCCGGCCGTTGCGGATATTGGTAAGCATGGTTAGCAGCTGCTTATGCACCTTATGCAGCTTCTCGATGGGCCACTGCTGGGATTCCAGCCAGGCTTGCCCGGCGCGGACTTTCTCGGGTGGCATATCGTTGTCGTCCAACAGTCGGCGGATTTGGCCACGCACCGATTGGCGCAATAGGGCGGCGGCGTTCTCGCTCAGCACCGCTTCTGTAGGCGTGGCGCTGGGCTTCTCAGCAGTCAAGCCGCAGGGCAGGCACCGCAGCGAGTGGCGCTGGCCGGCCACTCTGTTTTTCAGCACCTCCCCCGCCCCCATGCCGACGTAGTTGCCGCAGAGGTAGCAGCAGCCAGCGTAGCTGTCCTTCATCATGGCTGCTTGGGGAGAGGTTTCGCCCCCGCCAGGCGTTTCAGCCCATCGGGCAGTTCGCTTCGGGATTTGATGCGGACAAATCCGATAGGGGCCTGGCGGGGCACGGCCGCATCAAGCAGCTGGCTCAGGCAGTTGGTGAGGACGTGGGCTAGCATGGCGGGGAGGGAATGGCTTTGGCGGCTGCTTCGGCGGCGCGGGTGTCGTAGGCTACTGCCTTGATTTCGTTGCCCATGTTGCGCCAGTGCAGCGCCTCTTTCTCGTACCGGCGGGCTAGCCTGCCCCAAAGAGCGGCTTTGGTGTCCTCGGTGGAGATGGTGTTGTGGGCCATCGTACTAGGCGGCTATGCGGTAAGCCTCGCCTACCACGATATAGGGGGCCGCTGAGCGGGTGTGGTAAGCATCAAGGGCGGCGCTGGCTTCTTGGTGGGCGGCCTGCAACTCATTTTGGTGCTGCTCGGCGGCCCGCTGCCCTACTTTGCCTAGGTGGTCATACACTGCACTGTAGAGGCTCATCGCTCCCATCCACTTGTTGTGGGTATCCTTGTAAGCAGCCAGCAGGGTGTTGAATTCTTCGTTCATGGCTAGGAGAGAATTAGGAGGCGGGGTAGTAGTAGCGGTCAGCAGCCAGGGCCTGGTTGTGGGCGTAGTCGGGGGCAGCGGCGCGCTCAGCAGCTTCGAGTACCTCCTGTGCTTCACCTAGCAAATGGCTGGCAGTGTTGACAATGCGGAGCCAGCTGGCGGGCTTCTGTGGGTCAATCGGGGCGGCTAGGGCGGCGCGGTGGGCTTCGCGGGCTTGGTGCACGGCGGCTTCGGCGGCGGTGAGGCTAGTACACATGGCGCGCAATCCAAATCAGTAAGCCCGCAGTAGTGGCTAGGCCAGCTAGCAGGGTGGGGCCGGGGGTGTGGGTCAGAATTTTCATGGCGGGGGCGGGCTAACTGAGGTGGGCGTAGGTGCGGCTCGGAATGCTGAGGAAGGCCGTTATCTTGGCCTGCATCTCGGGGTCGTCAGGGTGCCCACCTTCCAGGATTCCGCTTTTAGCAAGTGCAGCCACACGCCGGGCGGCCTCTTCGAAAGAGATGTTGAATGCCCTGGCGGTCTGGTCAGCAACCCAGCCGGCTGTTTCTAATGCTTCTTGCTTCGAAGCGAAGGGCTTAGGCTTATAATGAGCCATCTTATTGGTTGCCCTTACCGCTGGGCCAGCGAGAGAAGTGAGAGAAAAGAGAGGGGGCTAGGCGGTGTAGATGTCCACATCTTCTAGTGCGTCGCGGTCGGTTATATCCTTAGTTGTGAAGTGGATTTCCCCATCCGACAGCCACTCTTCCACTAGCGGTGTCATCCAACCCCCGTCATCTTGCAGTATCATTAACTGCTCGTATTCATCCTGCGGCAAGTCCAGCGTCTTTTCGTAGTAGACCGTCTGGCTAGCCGTGATTTTCACAGTAGGCATTTTCTTGGTCGCCCTTACCGCTGGGCCAGCGAGAGAAGTGAGAAAAAAGAGAGGGGGCTAGCGGTCAGCGTATTCCTCGCAGGCCTCGTGGATTTGAGCGCGGGCTTCATCGAGCGCCTCCCTCACATCATCGAGGGTGATGGAAAGCGAGAAGTCCTTGTCCTTGCTGCGGCTGCGCTCTACTCGGCTGCGATGCTTCTGCACCATTTCTTCGAGCTTGCCGACCTTATTCAAAAGCAGTAAGTCCAACTGCTCTAGCCATTTGGCATCTTTCTTAGATAGAGGCATCTTTTTGGTGCTGACAGGTAAGAGGAAAAGACCTAGCGGGCGGCCTTGCGACCTGCTTTCTGCGCCCGGCGGCGGGTCTTGGCGTGGCGTCCCTTGCAGTAGGTCACGGGGCGTTGGCTCTTTAGCTCGCGCTGCCAGTCAATGGCTTCTTTGAGGTAGGGGCGGGGCTCGTAGTAGGTAGGCGACATAGCGAAGGCGACAAATGGTGAATAGGAAGACCTAGCGGGCGGCCATCGGGGCCACGGCCAGCGAAGTGGGTAATCCGAATTCAGCCAGCAGCACCCGCGCCTCTTCGGTCAGGTTCATGCCTTCGGCATGGGCGCGGGTCACTTCAGTTTGCACGGCCGTAGACAGGCAGCAGATAGTGGTGGCGGCCACGACGCGGCGCAGGTGGCGCATCTCGGCGGGGTTTACTCGATTGGTAGCAGGCTCCCGGTTGATGCGTAGCGGGGCAACTGCGGTGGCGGGGGTGTCAGGGTGGAGGTGCATGGGGGGCGGGGTGTTTGTTGCGGTTGATGATTCAAATGTACAGCAACTTTTGTTTTATACAAGGGCTTTACTACAAAAGTTGCTGTATTTTTTATCAAATGTTTTCGGCCACCACTTTATATTTCTTTTGCAGCCATTCAATCCCTCTGCCGGTCACGCGAGTGGTTACCCCTAGGCGCGGGCCTTTCGCCCCATTCACGCCAGCTTTGTAGGGGTTGGCTTGCACCTCAAAATAGCCCGAGTCGATGTGCTGCTGATAAGGCTCGTTGTTGGCTTTCAGTATCTTATCGGCTCGCAGCATAGCAAATAGCTTATTGCGGCCGACGCCAGGCAACTTCAGCACCTTCGCGGCCTGCGGGGCTAGGCGGGAATTCCGCAAACTCTAACCACCATATGCCGAAGTCATTGTGCAGCTTCACTATGGTGTAAATCTGACCCTTGCGCGGTGCCGACAAGGTGTCGGAGCCAGGCCAACGCTTGCAGAGGCACACCACTGCCTGTCCTACATGGAATAATGGGGGCTTCATACTAGTTCAGGGGTTTCGATGGGCGCCGGCGGAGCCAGCAGCAATTCGGGTGCGTAGACCATGCAGAGCGCGTTGTAACCTTCGGGGTACACGGCGCGGCCAGCTACGGCCTGGTGCAGTTTCTTCAGGTCCAACGTGCTAAAGCGGGCGCCCACTACCACACCGTAGAACTTACCCAGGTGAGGCTTTAGGCGCTTCATGTTGGCCCGAAATTGTGGCAGGTCGGGGTTTGCGGGAATGGCCATAGAAGTGGAATTGTGGAGCTTAAATAGGGCTTTTTACAAAACGCTTTGTATTATTGCAGCGTACTAGCAATTCGCTTACTACCTATAAGCCTACCAAAGTTAAACAGCAAGCTTTGTTTTTACAACAAGATTGTATAAATAGTTGCCTGCCTCTCACTATTTTTTTACAAATGGAAACCACCCCTGGCACACGCCTTCGCCACCTGCGCGAATTGCTTGGCTACAAGGGCCAGCAGCAGGATTTTGCTGATAAAGTTGGCCTCACGCAACAAAGCATCTCCAATATGGAGCGCAACAAAACGGAGCCCGCGAGCAAGTCGCTAAACAAGATTCAACAGGCTTTTCCGCAGGTCAACATTAACTGGCTGGTATCTGGCCAGGGTCAACCTTTGGCAGAGTCGCAGCAGCCCCGCGTGGCCGCCCCGCCAATCGTAGCTGAGCCACCTGCCCCCTATGGCTGCGTAGCTCCCGACCTGGCGAGTCGCCTAGCCGCTGAAGTCACAGAGCTACGGGCCGAAAACAAACAACTAAAAGACGACTTACGGGCAGCCCGCAAGGAAGCCCGCGAGGACTTGATAGCCCAGTCTCGCACCTACAACTCCGTAAAGGAAGACCAAGCCGCCCTTATTGCGCGCCTCTATGCCAAGGTTGACGAGTACGAACTAACGCTAGGCTACCGCCGGCCGACGCCCGAGGAACGGCAGCAGCAGGAGCAAGCTGGCAGCAGCGCCCCCCGGATGGAAATCCTTCCGTTCGGGGGGCGCTACCGGGACCCTGAGCTAGTCGAGGCGCCTGAATGCGTAGTACGCGAGATGTACCCGGTGGCGCTCTTAAAAGCAGCCTAGCCCAGCACAAAACCGCGTCGGGCCCCAGCTACCCCGCAATGGGTTTTTTTTTACAGCCTGCTTAAAATAATGGTAGTAATGGGTGGCATTGCCAGCATTACTACCATTATCTGCATTAAAGGCATTACTACCATTATTGTAATTACTACCATTATATGACTACACTTTGCTTTGCCAACCACAAAGGGGGCGTCGGCAAGACTACTTCAGCGCTGAACGTGGCCTATGCCCTGCTGCAGCGTGGCCACACGGTGCTACTTGTAGATTGTGACCGCCAGCACAACTTAACACAATCATTTACTTATGCCCCACCGGCGCACTTGACCCTAGCAGCTGTGTTGCAGGGGGCAGTACTAGAAGATGTGACCGTCGAAGTTGCCCGCGACCTCTGGCTAGTACCCAGCTCCCCGGAGCTAGGCCAGGCCGAAAAGCAATTAGGCCAAGAGCCAGGCGGCGAAATGGTACTGCGTGAGTTGCTATCGGAAGTAAAAGGCATCGACTACTGTATTATCGATACGCCTGCAGGCATGGGCACTCTCACCTACGCGGCCCTGGCTGCAGCTAATGCAGTCTTTATTCCCACCCAGCCCGAGTACTACGGGCTAGAAGGCCTAGCTGGGCTAATTCACGTCTGCGACCAAGTGCGCCGCCGGCTCAACCCAGGATTAAAGATGGGCGGGCTTTTCTTCACCCAGTACAACCGTAACGACCGCCGGCGGGTGCTCAAGGACTTGGTGGCCATCCTGGAAGACCACGCTACGCTAGGACCGCTGGTTATGATAACTACCATTCGGGAAAACGTGGCCATCAAGCAAGCGCAAACGGAAAAGGAAAATCTGCTTACCCGCTATCCCGAATCGCCTGGGTCAGTTGATTATATCAAACTAACCGCCGAAATCCTACTACGACTATGAGCGATGAACGCCCTTCCTTCGGCCGAAAGGCCCTCGAATCTATTAATAAAAAGCTCCCCCAGCCTGAGCTGCCCAGCACCGCACAAATGGGCCCGCCAGAGGAGCTTATCTCCTACACCGTCCCCATCACGCGCGAACTGTACTTGCGTCTGCTGCAGGCCAAGTATTGGGTGCGCGGGCTAAAGCTACAAGACCTAGTAGGAGATGCTCTTATCGCAGAGCTTGAGAAGCTGGGGCCTGAAGCAGCCCAGCCACTGCCGCCGGCACAACTAGCTGAGCAGATACGCAAAAACAAGAAACTGCAAGCTGGCTCAAAATAGCATAAGCTCAGCGACTCGCTAAATACTTTTTAATACTCTTGCAACATATCACCTGCAGTTACGTTATTTGTGATGTCAGGCAGGACCTGATGCGCGAGTACGAGACGCGGCGATGATATTACCCCTGGCCACAGGTGGGTGCACTTTGGTGTACCTTCTGAGAGGGGGTTTTAAAAGTCCCAGCCGACTCGTACTCGTGCTGGGGCTTTTTTATTGTGTTCACTTCCTTCCGCGCCATTTAGCAACGTCGGGCTCACTCTAGAATTGCTGGCAACCTATGGAGCCCTAGGGAAGCTCCTTAACTCTTTCACCGGACTTGTGAGGGGTGCCTAAGGTATACCGCCGCCGTACGCTGGCTCCGTCATGCATACCGTTCGCGCTACTGAGCCAGAAGACTCCGCTTCTCCTACCGTCTTCACTAGCTGAGGGGGGTAAGGGGGGAGCGGACTTGTCTTTTGGTCAGTGCCCACCAACCCCCACTTTCCATCTAGCATCAAGCTGCACAGAAGAAGAAACTCCCCGAAGGCGAAGCTCTCGCGTTGGGACACGAGTCCCCAATCCAGCGGGCACGGTCGGAGCAGTAATCTTATCGAGCGAGCGCGGATTTTCTATAGGGTGGTATAGAGGTGGCCTAGTCGATTTATTATGTTAAGTAGAAGTTGTTAAGTTGGATTCTGCCCTAAGGTAGGGTCACTGACAGCTTGACCGGGTTCTGGGTTGCGTCACTTAACATAAGATTGGTTCTCGGACACCTTACCCCCAGCGTCCAATAGCCATGCTGGAGGTATGATTGTATTTTGCTTAGTTGCGGCAGATGAGGCACCCCGTGCGGGGCAGGCTTTGCAGCAGCAGTTGCTCTTGGGTAGCTGCTAGGTTTAATAGCAAGGCCAGCCGAGTGGGCTGGGCAGGGGGCGTTGTACACGCCCCGGCCTGTAGGGGGCAAATGCTCCCGCAGGGGTGAGGACAGGTGGCACGGACTCCTGTGCGGGTAGCGGGTTGGTGCTGCGCGCCTGGGGAGAGTTTCGCGCAGAAGATTAGGTCCGGCGCGGCGGCGCCGGTTGGAGTGTGGGTTAGTAACATAAAGAGAGCGAGGAAGGGTAAGTTTGCTAAGCTCGTTTGCCAACTAGCCCTGCTAAGGTAGTTAGTAAAACAGGACCATAACGTAAATCGCTTGCAAATGAAGATGCCGTGAGTCGATAAACTCCATAATTATTTTTTACCCGCTCTGCTGCAACCATTTAAAGGGTCAAAAAAGAGTCCCCGCACCTACTGGCTAGGGGTGTTCTAATTTTGCTCCATGCCAACTGAAATAAGATTTATTTGCGCATCTTTGAGTTTCATTTAACACTCACCTATGGAGCCAGAACCTTACAAAGCCCCCCTTCGCTTTAACGAACTTGACTTGCTCCGCTTCCTGGCGGCCCTGAGCGTCGTGCTCTACCACTACACCTTTCGCGCCTACGCAGGCGGTCACTATAGCCCCGTCGAGTTTGCGCGCCTGGGTCAGGTTACGCGCTACGGGTGGCTGGGCGTAGAGCTATTCTTCATCATCAGTGGCTACGTGGTACTGATGAGCTCGTATAATAAGACGATTAAGCAATTCTTCTTATCGCGGCTCACGCGGCTCTACCCGGCGTACTGGGTTGGCTGCACGGCCACCTTTCTAGTTGTCCGATTCTTTGGCCCTCATGCGCCCACTCCTGGCTGGGAGGGGTTTGCTGTCACGCTGCATCAGTATGGCTATAACCTCACGATGCTTCAGGAATTTTTGGGCGTTGATATTCTGGATACTTCGTACTGGTCGCTGCGCTACGAGCTCGTGTTTTACTTCCTGATAGCCATTGTGCTGGGCTGGAAGCTATTCAAGCACCTTGATGTACTACTGGCGGGCTGGCTGCTGTACACCGCCGTGGCGGGCCCCTCCGCCACGACCATGCTGGCGGGCCTGCTCATCCCGAAGTACAGCGCCTATTTCGTCTCCGGGATGCTCTTTTACTTGCTTCAAAACAAGCTTGGCAATCGCAGACTGCAACTGCTGCTGCTCGCCATTGCCTTTTTGGTAGCGCTGCGTAGTATGCGCGCAGAAACGAATGCGTTGAGCACCTACTTTCACACGCCCCTGTCGTTCGCTATAACCGGCACAGCTTTAGTTGGCTTTTACCTGCTTTTTGCGCTCATTATCACGAGGAGCTTAGACTTAAGTCGTTTTACCTGGCTGCCAACGCTGGGTGCTATTACGTACCCGCTTTATTTGCTGCACGGCAATATTGGCTTCGTTGTTTTTCACGTAACGGCAGGCCTGAATAAGTATGTGGTAGTAACAACCTTAGTACTGGTGATGCTAGCAATTTCGTACGTAGTCAATAAGTATGTTGAAAAACCTGGCAGCAAGCAGCTGGGCAGCTTGGCAAACAAAGGCTTAGCTTGGCTAGCCAATCCCACTAGCCCACAGGCGCCCTATGCGTACGCCCCGCGCGAATGGCAATTAGAAAAAAGAAGCCCCCGCTCCTAGTGGGGCGGGGGCTTCGGGGGTGACATCCGGCGAGGTAGGTAGCTCCCTCTTTCTGTCTAGAACTGTATCTCGACTAAGCGAGGCCGGATAACGGGCCCACACCACCTACCTAAATCTCCCACGTGCAACGTAGGGCTTCGGTGGGGTGGGCTAAAAGAGAATGAGGTTGCGGGTACTGTGGTTGCTTCATCTCCCCTTTTGGGTTGGCCGAATCTAAACTGCAACGCATCGGCGCTCAGAGCCCCCTCATTCTATTGGCAGCGGTTTTCCTACTCTATACTGAAGTACGCCATCGGGCCGCCAAGATTCACGAAGGCCCTGCTGACGCGTCCCGCTACGTATCGGGTATTTCAGCCTTCGTATTGGTGCTGGCCCCGGTTAGGCCAGCTAGGGGTGAATGAGGCGCACACGATGTGAGGTGCCTCACAAGGAGCTGCGCATGGTGTGGCTAGCCGGCCTCATTCTATTCTCTGCAAAGACAAAAGCCACTCTGTGGCGGAGTGGCTTTTGGTTGAAGCCGCGCCAAGTGGCGAGCGCAGCTTCGCTCATTCAAACAACATGAACGGGATGCGCAAATATAATAACAATCGTGGGTTGTGTTGCCACTGCTTAATCGTAGAGCGGAGTAGATTGAGGCTGCAACAATATCTCCGTTTGGGATACCCCGTGATTGGGGCCGGCGCTTTCTCATTTTTAAGCTACTACTCCTATTTGTCTACCTCTCCTAGTAAGAGGGGAAGGGGGCCTAGCCGTGGTAGCGCCGGGGCGTCTTCACTGGATAGGGGATGCGGTTGTCGTATTCCTGTGCCATCTTGGCTAGCTGCGCGGCCGGCAGAGGCTGCGTAACCGTATGCGGCTTAGTTGGTTGCATGACACAAATATACGCAAGGAGTGCCAGTTTCTGATAAGGCTTAGCTGGCTGCCAGGGCGGGGGCTAGGCGGCCAGGCGGTAACGCGAACCTGGCTCCTCAATAATTTCGGGGTGGTGGTGTCCCTCCCGAATGGCTAGGCCAGTAAAGCATACGGTCCAGGCGTCGCCATCGGGCAGGGCTATCAGGCGGTGGGTGGTTTCGGCGTCGATTACGTGATGCCCGCTGGCCGGCCGCGGCACGTCCCAGGTCAGGCCGTTGCGATAGATGCGCTCTACATAGTCTCCTTTGAGGCCATGCGACTCAATTTCACACCAATGGCAGTGGGGCGGGCCGGCGTCGGGGCGTAAGAAGTGGTGCAGCTTGGCCCAGCGCCCATCAGCTAGCTGCCCCAACTCATAGACTACGAAGTCATCCCCCCAGGCCTTGTGAGGCAAGTCGGCAGGGAGTGGCCACAGGTGCGGGGGCAGCAGGCGTTGCAGCTCGGCGGCGTGGGTGGCTAGCAGGGCGGAAAGGTGCTGGTCGTATGCCATATGTTTACGAATCGCCAAAAAGTGTACACGTTTTCAGAATAGGTCTACTGCGTGAACATGAGTCCGGCGGCGGCTTTACTTTCTTAGAAATGAATAACGAGTGCGGCGACGATGAGCAGGCCTGCTGCCGCCGCTGTACCAAAGAGAGTCTGCCCGCTCAGTCGCTCCAGCGCGTGGGCGGCGTACTCGACTTGCTTAGCTGGGTCGTTGGGATAGGCCGCGCGGGCCTCGCTGGCTAGCTTCGAGTCGGGCCAGGACGCCGCGCGGTCGGCGAAACTCACGTACCACTTATCAAGGCCGCGGGCCACGTTCAACGCTGGGGTGAAGGCCGCGGCAAAGAAGCCAGCTAGCAGAATGCCTAGCCCCAAGAAAGTGAGCGCCACCACGGGCCAGGGCGTGCCCCACAGCAGCGCCGGCAGGCTCCCGGCGGCCGTGCAGCCCAGCCACTGCCAGAAGCGAATCCAGGTGCGCCGCGCGTGGAAACCTTCCTTGAGTGAGTCGGCGGCCCCGTCTGCCTTTATCAGTTCGGCGTTCAGAAACACCTCGCGGGGGAGTAGCCAGAAGGCCCACGCCAGGAAGGCAACAGCCAGTAGCGAGAGCAGGGGAATAAGGCTTAGTAGCATGGGGTATTTTGTTGATTATTATACGGTTATTGCTTGTGTATGTTGTGTTTATTTGGTATCTTTAGTGCATGGAAATCACAGCCGAATGCCCGCCTTTGACCTATGTAATTAACATGGGCAAGCGCACTTGGTGCCCGCCTGCTTTCGATGGCAAGCGGGATATACCTGGGACCAAAAAGGCGCTTCGGCGGCTGTGGGCTTCTCGCATCAATGACAGCAATGCGTGGTTGTGCTGCCTTCACCTTCAATCGGCCAACTAGTATGCAGGCGGGCGACAAAATCCACCACATTGCTTTTAGCTATGGCACCATCGAGTTAGTACTAGGCGAAAGTGAATGCTTGGCTTACTTCCAAGAATTTGAGCAGCGCGACTTAGAGCCTATGTACTTGCGAATGGAAGAGCTATATGGGCGGCCTTTTGCTCGCGTGGCAAACCAAGGCTTGCAGCTAGTCGAGGTTAAGGACTTTCACAATTGCACAGCTACCGGAATTTTCTAGCCCCCTCTCCCACAAGCGTAACACACCAAATCCTATGAACAATACTTTGCAAACCGACATGGCCGTTGTGCGCCGCATCCTCCCCGCCTATACCGTGCGCGAGCGCAGTGACCGGGCGAACAGCATTCGCTGCACTTCTCGAACAGGCATTAGCGATGCTACTGATGGGCCTTTTAATGCCGTGATGGCCGCTTTCCGCAAGCACTTTGGCGAGCGGTTGTTAGAAGTCTATCACGACACTTGCACAAACAATGTGGACTTCACCATTTACCTAAAACTGGATTCGGCCCCACAAGCGTAACACAGAAGCAGCGAGAGCCATGAATCAATTGCAAATCAGCGCCAACGATGGCCGCCACTTTTTTGAGGTTGCCTTATTTGATACTGTTGCCAAAGCGAAGGCCGACGTTGCCAGTTATGGTGGGCCGGATGAGTTCAATGCCATCGTGGTTGGGCGGATATTTCATGCCCCGCCAGCCGATGGGTGTTTAGGTCGAATTGTCTTTAGCAGCCAAGACTTTGCCCCGTCCATCATACAGCATGAGCTACTTCACGCGGCCATGCTGTATGAGCGGAACGTGTACGACAATGCTGCACTGAGTTTTGCCGATATTGAAGCAGAAGAACGGCTAGCATATACCCAGCAGGCGCTTTTGGATGAGCTGCTTTTTGCGCTAGACGAAGCTGGCCTACAAGACTTCGGGGTTGATTTAGCCGAAGAACCGCAGGCGGCAGGGGGTGGCTTTGTACTAGATGATAGCAATAGCACCCTGCTACCCGATGGCTCGCGTCTATATCCAAAGTCAAAGCCTGCCGTAACTGCTAAAAATCAGAGTATTATTGCTGATACAAAGGCCAGATTAGTCGAACATTAGTCGGCGGCCCCACTAGTACAGCAGAAGCCGGGGGCTAGACACTCACAAGTTTTTATCTTTATCCTATGGAGGCCTACGCCGGAGACATACTAGAACACGCCCTAAACAAGGGAATTACTTCCTCAGCTAACCGATATGGTGTGCCTGTCGAACAGGTGCGCGGCTTGGTGAAGGCATTTGCCAAGGAAGTAGACCCTGCCTATTACGGCCCTTGTGCGTGCGAACGCGCTGGGGGGATGTGCTTTATGTGCGAGAAGCAGACAATGCAGCCCCGCGTCAGGGTTGAGTAGTACAGCAGAAGCCGGCTAGGGGCGGTTGTTTGCGTTGTCGCTAAGCCAGCCCCCGCGCCACACCTTATTATAGATGAGCACCCCAGTCAGCAGCAGTGCAAAAATGCCCGTCGGCCAGGCCATGCCTGAGCCGGGGCCGTCACTAATCCAGAAGCCGCCACAAACAAGGATGGCCACGGCGAAGAAGATAAGGAAGAATTTCATGTGTGAAATGGGGTTAGTGAGTGAGTTTATTTTGGATTCGCTTAGCTTTTTTGTAGGCTTTGACATGAGAAATGGTACATTCTCGGCAGGCGCGCCCACCCGCCTTTGTCTTGTAAGTATTCTCAGGCGTAAACTCATGACCATTAACACAATGAGTTTTGACTTGCTGATGGTGTCTCCCCTTGTTTGCCATATCACTCAAGTTGTCTTGGCCGGTGCCCAGGAAGAGATGCGACGGGTTCACGCATAACCTGTTGTCGCATTTATGGCAAACCATGATACCGTCGGGGATTGGCCCATTAGTCATCTCAAATGATACTCGATGAACACGTGCTGCGCGGCCCTTATAGCTGATTGTGCCATAGCCCTTGCCATCGAGATAACCGGGACCGGTCACAGCCCCCGTCCATTGCCAGCACTCGCCTGACTTATCGACCTTTTCCCAAAGCCGCTCTTCGATGGGTTTATATTTATTTGCCATAACTTTGTGGTATTAATGTGGTATAAAGTTACCACATGTTTACCACATATGCAATGGCTAAAAAAAGAACATCTTTTGCTCTTTCGCAACTTGCGCTTGATAAGCTTAAAGACCTATCCGAACAGAAAGGAGTAAGCCAAGCGGCTGTTTTAGAAATGCTTATACGTGCAGCTAAGTGAGAAATAAAGCGGCCTCGCGCTTGCGGCGGGCCTCGATGGCTGCATTAGGGTTGCCGTTCACGTTGCGCCACAGGCGAAAGGCGGTCGTAATGGCCCCAGCGTCTGTACTGCCTGCATTCACAAGCTTCAGCAGGCTGGATTTAGCTAGGCTGCCCTCTCCTAGATTGAAGGCGAATGATACCAAGGCGTTGAAGGCGTGTTGACTGAGCCGCACCTTTACTAGGCGGTTCACAGCTGCCTCGAATCGGGCCAGGTCCTGCGTGAGCAGCCGCTGGCTGGCGTCGTGGGTAAGGGTGCTTGTCACGTGCACGTCGGGGCCAGTGTGGCCCACGCCAATGGTGAGCACCGCGCCGGCATCCCGGTAGGCGTGCAGAATCTCGCCTTCCTCGCGGGCAATGAAGGCCCGGCCGGCGGCGTCTACTTTCAGGTTGTTCATCGGATTGTTACTGTCACAGGTTCTTCTTTCTCAATAGCCGTTTCGATGCGGGCAAAGAGCTTTTCAAAGGCGATGCGGCTGTTCGTGACCATCGTATCCCCCGCAGCCACCGTAAGCCCTGGTAGTAGGCAGCCCTCCGTATCAGTCGCATAATTCCCCGGATGAATCCGGATGCCGCAGGCGCCGATGGGTCGGTTGCCGAACATCGTCACCTTGCCAGGGAAGTCGAACAGCTGGGGCAGGCGGCGTTTGAAGCGCGTACTCATCGTCACCTTGACCTGGTAGGAGCCGGTAGGGATAGCCGTTTGCCCGAATATTTTAGGCTGCCCCTGCCCGCGTACCACGTCCTCCAACCCCACGCAAAAGGGTTGGTTATCGACGTACCAAGTGCTTATCGTACAGCCCTTTTCGCTAGGCCTGCGGATGATGGAGATAACCATAGCCTAGCGGGTTACAGCCAGGGCGGTAACGCCCCCAGCCACAGCGAGAAATAGCCAGTTGAGCAGCCCCCGGCGGCGGGCTTTGCGTTGGTAATTGCCCGCCCGCTCATTGGCGATGGCCGTTAGGTGGCGCTCGTCTTGTAGGGCCGTAGCAGTCCCCGCAGCCTGGCGTTGGAAGTAACCGCTGGCCTGGTGCCACTGCGCAGCCTCGGCTCGCACAAGGGGCAGCACCTTGAGGCTGTCGGCTACCTGCGCGGCCTCGGCAGGGGTAAAGCAGACCTTACCACCCGAAATAGTTTGTGAAAAACTTGCGAAGGGCAGTAGTATCAGCAGCAGTAGGGCGAAGCGCATGTTGACGTTGGCGGTAAGTGGTGGCGGAATCGACGTGGGCGGCGGCGGCGGCGCTATCGGCGCGGGCTTGAGTTAGGACAGCAGCTTGATGCTGCTTAATGGCGCGGGCTTGCTTAGTCTGCTGACTCTCGCAGCCGGCTAGCAGCCAGGCCAATAGCAAGGCCAGCGCCAGGCCTGCGACGCGGTAGCCAAAAGTGTTGGGATGGGTCATTTTTTGGAGAGAAATGGCCCGCGCCAAGAATAGACTTTGCCGCGCCAAGTGACATGGCCTGAGCTGGCCCCCACAATCCAAATCAGGCAGAGGGCAATTATGATGTAGCTAGCTGTCTTCATGGCTTCTTAGGAAGTGGTTTGGCCTGGCTGGCTTTCTTGGTTGCTTGGCGTGGCTCCGGTTTCTTGGTCATTGGGGATGGGGGTTTCGCGGCGCTGCACTTCATCGACCACTAGTGCGCCTAGTTTGCTTTGCAGTAGCCACTTGAGTGCAAACTGAAAGAGGCTAGCAGCGCCTTCTTCCTGCACCTTCAAGGCCACCATTTTGCTCACTACTTTTTGCGCCTTGGTGGCGAAAAGCCAGCCGAACACGAGGTCAGCCAGGAAGTCATAGTAGGGATAAGAGTGAATGGCATTGCGAACGATAGCCATTACGATTATAGTGGACATTAAAATGCCGCCTAATCGCTGGAATTCAGACCATTTGAAAGGTATTCTCTTAAGCCGCTTGCTAACCTGATATCCATAATAACCGTTGGCCAAGTCCAAGAAAATCAGTAGCAGTAATGCGCTGGGAGGATTCCAAATCCATCGCGTGCAAAAGGCCGTGAGGGCGGCTAGCAACGCCCCGCCAGCTAGGTATTGTAGCACGGGCAGGCTGTATGTTTTTACCCCAAACGCGCCGGACAGCAAGTCGCCTGGGCTTCGGAAGCCAAGCAGTTTGATTGTTTCATAAAAAGTAGCGCGCAGGGGCATTGAGAATAGGGGGCTAGCGGGTAGCACAGTTGAAGCAATCAGGAGCGATGAGGGCGGCTGTTCCGTTGTCCTGGGCCACGAAGGGGATATAGAGGTTGCCAGCGTCATTCTTGCCGTCGTAGGCGCTGGCAATGGGGCTGTAGGTGGCGCCGTCTGTGGAGGTAGAGAGGCTAAAGGCGCCGCTGGCGGCCCGCCGCAGCTTGACGTAATCGCCATCCCCAATCGGCCCTACCCGCTGAATACTGCCGGCAAGGCTTGTATTCAGGTCTTGGGTTTGGTCGCCAATCAGCAGGGCATAGTCGAGGTCTTGAAATTGACCGGGCACCTGTGCCGCTTTCCGCAGGCCGAAT